GGAAAAAGAGAGGAGAAGATCTCTAATCCGTTTGTACGATGATTTTTTTTCGAGTGACACAGACACAACTTTCTCATCCTCTCAGCCATGACTGATCGACGTCGATTTCTTCTCCACTGGATTCCGGGTATAGCTTCGACCGCGACGTTCGCTGCGAGTGGAGTCACACCGGTTCGATCCGGCATGGTGAAGTTGCCGTTGTCCGAGCATCCGGATTTTCAAAAGAAGCTGGACTGCTTCGATGGATTCAGCATGGCTGAGATTTGGGATGGAGAGAAACTTTCCGGCGAAAACTGTCCTGAGAATTTCCGGGGGATGACTTCGTTCTTTGCGAATCAGGATTTCATTTTTCGTGAGGTATGAGTCGGCTTCTCGAAATTTTCGAATACTGGCGAGACGCTTCCGAGTGCGAGTGCGATTCTGAAACTCCGATTGGTGCCTGCCTTCGATGCGACATGGAATCGGCGATAGCTATGATCGGGAAGAAAAGATCGATGTCCGGACGATGCCCGAAATGTCGAGGCGCGATGCACCGCGGGAAAGCATTCATTCCGACAGCCGCTTGTTCGGTCGAAGACTTTGGTGAGTCGGTGACAATGTGCGAAGGCCCAGGTGAACTTGTTTCTTGCTTCAAGTGCGAAGATTGCGGACACTCCGTTCGATGAGTTGCGGGAAGAATTCGTATCCGAGAAAACGAGACGCGATCAATGCTGCAGCCCGGGCCATGCGTCGTCGGAAGAATCGCCCGAAGATGCTTCGAGCCTACTACTGTTCTCGATGCAACGCTTGGCATCTGACGAAGCAGGAAAAAAATCATGACTGAGCGATCCATTCAAAAATCACTGTTCTGGCACTTTCGCTCTGGAAGCCAAATTCTTGTTCCGAACTACACTCCTCTCGATTGGTGGGAATGTGATTTCTTTCGAGTCCTCAAAAGCGGATACACTGCTGAGTATGAAATCAAACTTTCGATTTCCGATTTCAAAGCAGACTTCAAAAAATCCGATCAGCTATGGCACCGAGACTACACGAAACGCGGCGAGGTGAAAAAGCATGATGAGTTGTCCGGGGAGACAAGTCACAAGTCTCGACCTAATTATTTCTCATTCGTCGTTAGCGAAGAAGTTGCGGATAAAGTTCGTCCACTGATCCCGGAATACGCGGGACTGATGATCGCAAGGCAAGCGGGAAAATCAGTCTACGTCTGGGTCGAAAAGAAACCTCCCAGGCTTCACAAAGAGAAGAAAGAGACTGATTGGTTTTCCGATCTAGGCCAGATGTTCTATCACCGGTTCTGGAATCAGAGGGCCGGATGAAAAAAACTCTTGATCGTTTTCCGTTTTCCAGTCATCGTGTCGCCGATGAGATTACTTCACCTACTCTGTATCGGCGCGGCACTTCTGTTTGCCGCATCTCCACTGGAAGCATCAGACACCAAGCTCGATCCTATCGACCTCGCTATCGAGGCCCCCGATATTCCCATTGAGTATTCGGGCACTCTCTCAGGAGTGATCGCCGATGTTCGCATGGGGAAAAACATCGAAGAAAGTGGGGTTCTCATCGTGAATGGCCCTTCTGCCAGATGGCTGCATGTGACGGATCAAGCCATGCTTCATGAGTTCAGTGAACGATGTATCGCCGGAGAGAGGGCCGTTGTCAGGTATAGCGTGATCGAATATGAAGAAGTTGAAGCAGGCGGAATTCTTTTCGGTTCTTTCATTACTCAGCTGATCGACGTGAAGCCTTGCGGAAGCGACGTTTCCATCGTCCAACTGGAATAGCGAAACGCTCATACCATTGTTTTTCAGAAGCGCGGGGTTGATTGACTCCGCGCTTTTTTTGTGCCATGACATTTCAATGCCTCGTTATCGCCATGAAGATTTCATCTTTGCATTCGTAGTTCAGCCCGGGGATTTGTCATGGCAGGCTGAGTTGCTTCTGGAGAGTGCGATTCTCCAGACCAGATCCCACGGGATAAAGATTCGTCTCGTCGCAATGATCCCGCGACACGACATGATCACTCATGCTTTTCGACGGAAGCTGGTTGAGGCCGGTGTCGAAATCCTCGAGTTCGAGGCTCGAATGACTCGGGGAAAATCCCGGTTCGGAATCAAATACTACGGGCTTCGAGAACTGATGGCGCGTAAAGAAGCGGTTCGCTACACGATCATCGACACCGATGTTCTCTTTCTCGATTACCCGACGTTCGTAGGCCCTCAGATCGAAGCCCCGGTAATCACGATCCGATCAAATGGGAAGAAGGTTCGAGGTCACCACAACCAGTTTTGGGATCATGCCTACGAGTGCGCTGAACTTCCCAGGCCGGAAAATGTCTGGACTCGATGCGCTCAGGTTCATCCTTTCATCCACGGTTGCTACCTTTCGGTTCACTCCAGTCAGAAAGAGCTCGTCGACGAGTGGGCCCGAATCTTCCCGAAGCTTCACAAGCGTCTCACTGGCCGGATGAGAAATCATCTCGACGAGGTTGCAATGTCGATCTCGATTATGAAGGTCGTAGGAACCCGTTTTCTATTCAGCGATGAAGGCCGATACTGGCCGATGATCGAGAAAGACATGAGAGGGAAGAAAGTCACAAAAACCCTTTCCGCGATCGCCCATTACAGTCACCGTCGACACGAGAAGATGAGAACCGATTTGAGGATCATCCGGAATCAGACCAAATGAAAGAGCGATTACTACTGCAGGAGGAACGGGAATGGAATGCCTTTCTCGAGTACCTCAAGGGCCAGGACATTCACAGCATTTTGGAAATCGGCGCCGGGAAAGGTGGTTCGATCTCATCGCTCTGCAAAACGCTTCCGGTCGATCGAGCTTTGACCATCGACAAGGAAGTGAAGAATGGATGGTTTCGGAAAGTCACGGATCACATTGTCGAGCTTCGCCGTCTCGGGGTTGACGCCCAGGTTCATTACGGAGACAGCCGGCATCCTGCTACAATAGCCCGTGCGGTGAACTCTGGCCCCTACGATCTCGTGTTCATCGACGCTGATCACAGCTACGAAGCAGTTCGTTCAGATTGGTGGAATTACGGCAAGTTGGGTCGGATCATTGCTTTTCACGACGTTATCGGGCATCATACCGGAGTTCCGAAACTTTGGAGACGGGTATCGAAGACTCGAACGAGTCGCACCTTCGAGACACCGGGATCCAGAAAAGGCATCGGAGTGATTGAACAGTGAGCGCAAAAAAGACAGCAGCGAAGAGGAAGGCCCCGGCGAAGAAAGCCGCGGCGACTCGGAAGCGTGCAGTCAAAAAGAAGGCCGCGAAGAAGCAGGCTACCGCGAAGAAGGTGACCACGAAAAAGGTTGCCCGGGCGGTGAAGAAAGTCGCGACGAAGAAAGCAGCGGAGGCCGGATTCGCGACGAGTCAGGAAACGCTTTCTCAGGCAATGGGGATCTCGCGATCAACCCTGAACCGATTGAAGCGAATCAAAGGTTGTCCCACTGCGACGGCAGACGGCCGATACAAGATTTCCGACTTCGCCGACTTCTACCAGAAGCACAAAAAAGCGGATCCGGCAGACGAAGCGGAAGCCGCGGCGCGGAAAGAACTGCGTGAACTCGATCTCGAGAAGAAGAGACTCGAAGTTGCTGAGCGCCGGATGGAGTATGATCTCAAGCGAGGTTTGCTCATGGACGCTGAGGAAGTGAAGCAGGTTCTCGGCGAGGCTTTCGGAGGCATCACTCAGACGATGCGCGATTCCGAAACGGCGATCGCTCCACAGGTAGCCGGCTGCGAATACATCGAAGCTCTTGAGATTGTCCGGAACTCAAATCGTGAGGCGCTGAGTCGTTTCTCCCTCGGCGATTGGGCAAAAAAAAAAGCATTCTGGCGGAACATTTTTGCCGAATTGCAAGACCTCCAGACGACATTCAACCCTGGGAGTGGGCAGAACGTCACGTAATTGTTCCCCGGCGAAACACTGGCGAGAATTGGGACTCGAAGCAGGCCCCGTTCGTTCGTCAGATCATGGAGGATTTCAAGAATCCGAACATCAACGAGATTACGTGCATGTGTTCGGCTCAGTCTGCGAAGACGGAAACGATCATGGCGCTGGTTGCCTGGGTCATCGATCAAGATCCCGGCCCGATCCTTTGGGTGACGACGAACATGCAGGAAGCGAGAAAGTTCGCTCGAGCTCGTCTCATGCCTCTTCTCGAAAAATGCGGCCCGATCATCGACAAGATGCCAGCCGGCCGATACGACAAAACGACGACGGCCATTTATTTCCCGGGCGCTCCGCTTTTCATCGTCGGTGCCGACTCCCCGGCCGCATTGCAGTCGACTCCGTTCCGATACATCTTTCTCGATGAGGTCAGATCGTGGAAGGAAGGCGCTCTGGAAATGGTTTCCAAGCGTGTTCGATCGTTCCCTCACAGCTACAAGAAGGTCGTAGTCTCAACGCCGGCGAAACAGGGCGATCATTTGCACCGTGCGTTCATGGCCGGGACTCAGAACGAGTGGCACGTGAAGTGCCCGGAGTGCGGGAACGAACACGCTCTCGAATGGGGAGACGAAAAGACACCTGGGGGCGTGAAATGGGACAGAACGGAAGTCACAAAAGTGAACGGCGAGTATGATTACGAGGAATTGCTGAAAACGATTCGATACGAGTGCTGGAATTGCGATTACTCGTGGAGAGACACGCCGCGGGAGAGGAAGCAGCTCGCGAAACTCGGGCGATGGGTGCCTCAGAACGACAGGGCCCCGAAGAATGTGACGAGTTACACTTGGAATGCCGTCCTTCCATGGTGGGCAAGTCTGAAAATGCAGGTTCGAGAAGGTCTGGACGCATTCAGAGCACTCAGTTTCGGCGCTTGGCAACCTCTCCGCGATCATCTGACGGAAACGCGGGGGCAAATTTGGTCTGATGAGTACCGGTACCGCCAGAACAACGCGATCCTCGAGGACAGAACCACTGATTACTCTCCGACCGATCACGAGGCCATGTCGAAAGCCCTGGGACGATGGGGAACGATTCAGATCCCGCTGAAAGTCGGTGATTTCAACGAAGTGAAGCGGATCATGAGCATCGACGTCCAAGGAAAGGGCGGTCGCCACTACTACACCGTGATTCGAGCGCACGAAATGGGCGGTCGGAGTCGATTACTCCACAATGAGAAGATTTGGAACGCCGATGAGATTCGCGGCCTGCAGCGAGACTGGAATGTGAACCCTGACGACGTAATTTTCGACGCCGCGCACTACTCGGATGAGATTTACCAGCTCATTCTCGCCTCGGGCGGGAAGTGGAAGGCTTTCAGGGGAGACAAGCGAGAGCATTTCAAGGTCGTGGGCTCGGACGGTAAGACGTACGAGCAGATGTGGACGAAAACCTACGCGGATCCAGCAATCGGAACTCACATGGAGGGACGGGTCGGAAAAATCCCGCTTTGGCTCTTCTCGAAGCCGACGACGATCGAGCGTCTTCAAAATCTCATCAGTGGAGTCATGCCTGGGTGGGAGATGCACGAAGACGCCGACGATGACTACCGAACTCAGGTGAATTCCTACTATCTCCACGAGTTTTTCGATACGAAGGGAAATCGATGCCTCGAATGGCGGTTCCGCGGGGATAACCACTACGCCGACTGCGAAAGGATGCAGATCGCGGCCCAAGACATCACGGGGCTGATTAACTGATCCTTATCGTAAGGAGAAGAGCACAAAAAAAGGCCACCCCCTTTCGGGAGTGGCCAATTACGCAATCTTTGCTCTCACAAGCTTAGACGTCCTGATCATAGGGCTTTCTGTCCGGAGAATCAAGCCCGCCTTGAATGATTTTCATCAATTCTTCGTCACTGGTTTCGTCGATGCAGTCGCAAAGCAGATAGTAGCTCTCAGTCGGACACGCTTTCTTCGCAGCGGTCTCGAGAGCATGTCGATTCAGGATTCCGACGCTCTTTCCCTCGATGGCGACGGCCAGATCGAAGGCCGCGTAGAGATTCGATGCGGTTTCGGGCTCAGCCATCATGTTTTCATCCTCACGGGACAGGAAGCTGACATCGCATTGAGTGTTGGGTGTGTCCGGGATCGAAGGGTCTCCAGACTCGGTTATCATGACCTTTCCCCACACGTATTCCTTCTCGAAGGCGTCGCATCCCCCGCCAGTTTCGATTTTCGAGAATCCGTAACGCTGAGCGATCCGGGTAGTCGTTTCTTCGTGTCCGGATCGGTATAGAGCGATCTTTTTGAGAACCAGAGAGACGATATTGTCTCTTTCGAGCTCTTGAGGGTAAAACCAAGCGATCGGGGCGATTTCGAGGTCTGCCAGTCCGGTTTGGGGCGTCCAGTCTTTGCTGGCAATCTCTTCGACGAAAGATTTCTCGTGAAGAACTCCCAACGGGTCTTGTTTCTTGTCTCCCAAGCAAATCGCGTAGTCTCCGACGCAAAAGCTCAACGGATCGGTTTTCATGCACTGAAATCCGGCCGCGATGAGGCGATCGCCACATTCTTTGATCAGATCTATCCGATTGCTCATGAGGTCGATTCAGGGGTTTCAGTGACGAGCTTTTCGGCGAGTTCATCGCTGATTTTCAGATATTCGCCACATTCCATGCAGTAGACTCGAACTGATTCATTTTCCGGGTCGAGATTGCCGTCGAACTCGATATTTCGCTCGATATGCTGATCGTCGTAGATGGTGACGTCGACGGCGCTCGTCATCGTCTCTTTGCCTTCGCAATGAGGGCATTCTTCTGGAATTTCGGTAATTGGAGTCATGGATTTGTTGGTATGGGTGGAAATGATGGATTTGATTTGGTGGATGGCTGAATCGGCCTCTGCGACTTTCTCGGGGTTTTCCGGATCGTCGCAGAGGCAAGTGAAGAGGTCGGTTAGCAGAGTTTCGAGCTGATCCATTATTCGACGGGTAGAACCTCGCCGAAAGGGGCGGTGTGAACGGATGAGTAGGAGGCCCACAGCGTAGGGTATGACGGCGGCTCATCCGGGAACGAACCGTACATGTCGGTGAGATAGATTAGGCAGGCCGGTGTGATCGCGTTCTTCTCGACGTAGTTGAACACCGGCTCGAAAGCGGTTCCGCCTCCCCCGGTGAAAGTCATCTGAACTTCATCGCCTCGCTCGAACGTCACGCATTGATGCACACGGGCGTCACAATCGATCAGATGGAGCGCGGAGGGCTGGCAGTCGTCAAAGATGCTGCGAACCTCAGCCATGAAGCGAGCGAGCATGTCAGCGCCGATAGATCCGGAGGTGTCGATGGCAACGACGACTTCTCCGAGAGCATCGCCGTCGAGAGCCGGCAGAATGATCCGGCCTTGAGTCGCGGCCATGATTGACTTGTTCGGACGCACCCAGGAGTAGTCGTTCTGAACACGATCTTCCACGAACTGTCGGAGAAGAACTTTCCACGGGAGTTCGGGCTCGAAGATCTCTTCGACGAGTCGCTTGAGGGTGGACGGCATATCGCCGCGCATCTTTTGGGCGATCGCGGCCTGTTGGACGTTGGCTTGCCACTTCGCCTCGAGCTCAGCCTGTTCCGCGTCGTCGGTAGCGGGAGTCGGAAGAATCTCGCCCGGGCCACACGGGGCATCGTCATCGCCGTCTCCCCCGCTACCTTTCGGAGATTCGGGCGGATCCGGAATGCGGTTGTAGATGGCTTCCATGGCGAGGTCATCCCACTCGTGATTGATCAACGGCGGGAACTTCTGAGGCCAGGGGAATGTCCCGGCGCCAACTTCGGTATTCATGCTGTCGAGGCGATTGTTGATCGCGTAGTCAGCGGCCATGTTCGCCTTCTTGTGATTGAGCGAACGGTTTTGCATTCGGAAGCAGTGACCAAGGGCGCAATGAAGAACCTCATGGGCGATGATCGTTTTCAGTTCGCCGTCACTGAGTGAATCGACGAATGACGGATTGAAAAGCAGGTGAACTGCATCGGTCGCCATCGTCGGGATTTCGCGTGATTCGACGAGCTTGAGCTGGCACGAAAGCACTCCGAAGAAAGGATGGTCGAGAACCAGCTGACATCGCTGATTGATGATTCGGGATTTAGAGTCGCTGTCCATTTGGAAGAATTGGTTTGGAATTGCCTGTGGCCCGTTGAAGGCCGATGGTCTTGAGGATGAAATCGGTGGTTTCGTCGAACGTCATTTTGGTGACGTCGGCGGTTTGCTTGGTCTTGAGAACGACGTGGAAATACACGTTCTCAGTTTCCCAATAGAAGAGTTCGGTGCCAGTGGTGGAACCGATTTGCCAGTGAGTCAGCTTTTGAAACTGGTCGGGGAGAAGTTCGTTATCTACTCGCAGATCGAGAAAGAACTGCTGAACGAGACTTGTGATGGTGGGAATGACGAGACCCTCCTGAAAGCCAGGAAGGTCTCGCGCCAATGTCACCTTGGGGTAGGTGTCTTTGGACTTACCACTCATCCACCTGTATAAATCTCTTGGTTCGCTGAAACGTGGTTCAGGAATGCGCGAGTCTCGCAGATCTCGTCATTTGCCAGTTGGAAGGCATTTGAAGCGCCGATCTCGAACTCCTTTGGAAAGCGGGCGATGTAGGTGTAGGCCGCGGGAGCTGTGTCGGGAGTGACACGACGGGCCAGCGCCATGCTGAGAGCGTAGATCTTGTCCAGCTCATCGGGGCGAGGGCACTCCGTTCCGTTCGGATCTTTGAAGATGTCGTCGATGTCCGGAAGCTTCTCGAAGAGAGAGAGGTAGGCGTAGATCTCGGAGCCAACGGCCTCGCCGACAGCTGCCTGAACGATGTCGAGTTCGATCTTGCTGGTTTCGGTCTCATACCAGGCGTCCATGAGGTCGGAGAGGATATGAGCCGTGCGAGGGCAACAATACGGTGTGTCTTGCTCCCACTTTGCAGGATCGAAGCTCATGAGCGTTTCCGGCCGGAACTTGAAGAACGCGATCAGGCGCTCGTCGATTCCGAAAGGCATAGCCCACTCGACCCACTGATCGACGGACACTTCGAGTTGAAGGTGCCAGTAGCGGGACACGAGAGGCGATGGCATCCGAGAGACGACGCCTTTGTCGCCGAGGCGGTTACCGGTAGCGACCATGAACCAGCCATCGGCGATTGGCTCGCCGTTGATCTCGCGATCGAGCATGACCTGATACGTCGCTGCCTGAACTGCAGGAGGGGCGCTCGGAAGCTCTTCAAAGTTCCACTCGCCTTGAGCGGGAACGTGGCCGGCATCGACATTGCGCTGCAACGGGAATTGCCCGGGAGGGAGCCAGTAGCTCATCTGCTTTTCGAGGTCGACCGCGGGAAAGCCCTTGAGGTCGGTAGGGTCGAAGTAGAGAACACGGGAGTCGATGTAGCCGTAGGCGTTCTCGAGTTCGTCACCTGATACGTTGCCGATCATGTGAGGGCGCCACAGGATTCCGCCGAGTTGCTTCGCTCGCATTTCAGCGTGTGCCTTGAAAATATCGGACTTGCCGATACCGGGCCCGCCTCGAATGATCATCGGGCGTTTCGCCTTCTCTGCGAGGATGAGACGGCGCTTGAGTTTGGTTGGAGATACAGTTGGAAGTGCCATTGTAGTATTGGATTTGTGGGTTTCTGAGAATTCCTTACGTAAGGAAATTGAGAAGTTTGAGTAGTTGAATCAGCTGGCGACGAGTGGCTACCGGCTGGTTGTCTGAGTCGTAGAGATTTTCGTTGTCGTCGTTGCTCAGGTGATTTTCTATGAGTGCTTTGAGAACTTTGGGATCCATTATGCCGCGGGGAAAAGTGACTGGAGGTTCTCAAGATGCTGATCGACACGTTTCGCAACGGTGCCTCGAAGCTGCTTGTCAGATCGAAGCTGATCGGCATCGAAGAGGGTGACGTTCTTCTGGAGCGCATCTGCGATCTCGAGAAGCTTCTTGTTCCCCGTGATGTTCAGATCGGGAAGAACCTTGATGATACCGCGAAGATTCTCGACGAGAGAGTCGCGAAAGACGGCATCCGGATCCCCCAGGCGATCGGCCATGTCGGAGAGCGGTTTCGAGAGACGTTCGAGAAGATCGTTGACCGCGGCTTGCTCAGCGGCTTGCAACTTACCATTCAGGCTCTCTTCCATCTCTTCGAGCTCACGCTGAGAGACATCGATCCGGAAGTCACCGGAAGCAGGAACAGGAGCGTTGTCCCACCGGAATTGAAACTTGTCGGCGATCGTTGTGTCGCTCGGATAATTCGAGTCGTCGAACAGATCTCCGAGGGTGCGACGGGCCTCAGCAACGTGAGAGTTGTAGGAGGAAACGAAGGCACAAACTTCCGTCTCGCGGCGAGCTTTGAACTTCCGCATCTCAGTCGAATAGTCGAGGAACTTCTTGCTCGGAAGCAATCGGGCTCCGCTATCAGACCAGGCGAGAGTGTGTTCGTAATGAAACCGGCGAATCTCGCCGTCGAGTTTGGAGATTTTCTCCATCGCGCCGGCTGGAAGCAGATTGGTTTGCCAGCGTCCAGCATCGCCGGATGCTTTCTTGTTCTGGATGACTTCGGCAGTCGCTTTCTTGTCGAGGCGTTTGGCCGTGAATTTTGTCAGATGAACTGACACGAGTAATGCTCTATCTTGGAGTGACATGGTGTTATACAGTTGGGTTTGAGTTCCTTACGTAAGGAAAAGAGGGCATGAAAAAGCCGGGGAGGAAAACCAACCCCGGCTCATCTATTACCGATTTGAGGTTCAATTATTCGTTTGGCGCTCGCATCGGCATGATGATGTATTCAGCATCATCGTTCTGAAATCGCGCTGGACGATCGTGATTGGCATAGCAGAAGGTATCCAAGCCCCATTTGAGAGGCGTCTCGACAAACTTCGCCGACAGTCGAACCGTTCCAATCTCCTCTTTGCTTCGGGAGCGGAAGAACGGGATCTCGAAGTGCGCTTCGTCACGCGATACGTGAATGGATTCCGGGCGCAATTCCATGACGAGAGTATCAAGGGCGTTGCCTTCGATTTTCGGAAGGGCTCTGATTCCTTCGAGAAGGGCTTTGGGGTCGAATTTCCCGATGATCTTGAACTCGTGATCCTCGAGCATAATCTGACGGAAGTTCGGATAGTTCCCTTCCAGAAGTTTCGTCACGAACATGAAGTCACCGGAGGTCACAGCGACGAGCTCTTTCTGAATCGGCTCAGCGTTTTTGCCTTTTCCTTCGACGGGAGGCGCGTAGCCAATCCGCCAGGGCTTCGACTGAAACGTGCGGTTCGTGATCGCTTTCGTGAGAGGAAAGATGATGCTTTCTTCGAGCACGGGAACGTCAGAGTAGGAATAGGCCAATCGACGGCCATCAGTCGCGACAATGACTGGATCATGGCCCGAGTGGGTTTCCTTGCTATCCCCCCAACCGCTCGTGTAGGTGCCGTTCTCGATGTAGACACCGTTCAGGACGTAGCGGGTTTCATCCGTGGAAGCAGCTTCGCAGAATTGAACGAATCGCTTCTTAGATGCTTCGGTGAACGGTTGCCATCTCATGTCGCAGCTGAGTGTCATGAGGGTTTCAACGTAGTCGTTGTGATCGAGAGTGGAGACTTCTCGATCGACGACGACGCCACCCTTGCACTCGTAGTGCATCGCGACGGTGTGATGCTGAACGTATTCGGTTTCATCGTCGTCGCTTTCCTTCTCATGCTGAGTGACGGTGTGAACGAACTCGATTTCGCCGATCGCCTTTTTCGCGGCTTCTTCGATGGTATCCATCGGAACGAGAAAGGTGTCGTTCTCGCGCTCCCAGGCTGAGGTTTGGATGCGACGGCCAAGCTCTGACGTAGCAGGTGCGACGGAACCGGGAACGGTGTAGGTAAGCTGTCGATCCAGATCGTTCGCAGTGATGCGAGTGACGCCATTGTGACGCCGGATCAGAAGGGATTCGAGAGCCCTGAATGTAGACTTTCGCGGGGCAATCGTCTTGAGAACAGGGATTGCTTTCTTGAGTTGTGAAGATTCGATTTTCATGAGTTTGTGAGAGTGATTTCCTTACGTAAGGAAAATCGACGGACGGGCCTTGAAATGAAAAAAAAAGAGAGAAGCGAGCGCCGGAATTGCCGGCGCTCACTCCGCTATGATTACGCTGCGAATTATGCAGCCTTGAGTTTGGTGATTGCGGGCGAACCAGCTTCCCCGAGAGAGTCGCCAACCATCATCGTCAGATCGGTCAAACGCTTGTAAACGTCGGTGATGTCGGCATCTTCCGGAAGCGAAGCGATCGCCATTTCAAGATCGGTGATTTTGCTCAGGATCTCGCCAGTATCGGCAACGTCGGAAGTCGGCGCCGTTTCGGTTTCCTCAGTGACTTCGGGAGTCGTCTCAGGATCGGTTTCCTGCTCAGGCTCAGGATCGGTCTCAGTCTCAGTGACTTCGGGAGTCGGCTCAGGAGTCGGATCGGGAGTCGGCTCAGTATCGCCATCGCCGGAGTCGTCAGAACTGACTACCGGATCGGTTTCGGTTTCCTCGGAGCCCTTGTTCGCAGCGAGAGCGGCGGCATCGGCCTCAGTTTGCTTGCGGTTTTCCTCAGCGATCCGGGTCTGCTCAGTGGCATAATCCTCGGCGAGCATATCGTGATTTGCCATCGATTCGATGTCATCGGCAATCGACTTCGATTCCTTGATGATCATGGCGATAGTCTCAGCGGACTGGACATGCTCAGGCTTTTTGTTCTGCTTTCCGAGAGCGAACTTGATAGCGACGCACGCTTTGAACGTGAGTTTGTTGTAGTACTGGCTTTCCGTGATCAGGCCAGGGATGAGAAGCGACTCAACCGCATGAGCGGCATACTCGCCGTTTGAAATCTGGCCTTCATTCAGGCCAGCGGCTCGAAGAATTTGCCCGATGGACTTTTCCCCGCGTTTCGCGATCTCGACGAAGTGACGGATCAGGCCCATTTCGAGAAAGATTTTCTTCTCGGCTTTTGCCTTTTCTCCGATCAGCTTAATCCGATCAGCTTGTTTCATGGACTCGACTTCTTTGAGAGAGACGAGAGATTGCGTATTTGTCTTTTTCATAGGTTTGTTTTCAGTTAGAAGATTGAGCGTTACCTGCTCACTTATTACCGAACGGCGGTTCAATTATTCGATACCGTTCAGAAGTTTTTTTCCTTACGTAAGGAATCGGACGGGATTCCGTCAGGACACAAAAAAACCGCGACTTTCGCCGCGGTTGATTCGATGAAATTTTAGATTCACTTGCCAGCGTAGCGAGCCAGCAATTTTTCCCCTTTCGCGATGTACTCGAGAAAGGCGGTTTTCTTCATTGATCTTGTGGACTTGTTCAGAATCCACTTAGGCGGATTTCCTTTTTCGTCGCATAGCTCATTCCATCCGGAATATTCGCCAGTTTCAAGGGCTAGAGCAAGATCAAGATAGGCGGAATGATTCGCCTTTACGGATTTCCATTTTCGTTTTCCAGCGTCTTTTTCGACATTGGAAACCGCTTCAATGCACCGTTGAAAATGGCGGTATCGTCTCGCGATGTACCGCTTGCGACCGTGGGAAATTTCTTCATTCTCGCGAGTCGCGAAAATGTTAAAATCAATGTCCCTTGGAACGTCTCGCCCTTTTTCAATGCGGTTCAAATTCAATCCGCGAATTGATCGCGTTTCATTGAAAACCGTATTTTCTCCAGTCGTGACGTAATCGCCATTTTCACCGATAGCGATGGAAAATTTTTCCTCGCTACCTTGCCAGAAAATTTCTGGCGCTTTCAATTTTTCAAAGGGTACCGCTTGCGATTCGATGAACTCAAAAGCATTGCACGAAACAAGCTTTTCAGTCACTAGGCCGATAATTTCCTCGCAATCCACTTGCGACAAGTCGCGATAGGTGGCGTGATTCGATTTCGGATATTGAATCGATTTGATAACCTTTCCCGCCGTCACTGCGATAAAAGCAATTTCGAGCGGTACGGAATTGAATCCGTCATTGTTTGGTTGAGCGTACGAATTGAGATAATTCAAAATCGCACGATTCGAGTTTTTCAGCTTGGAAAGCTGAACTGTCTTGGCTTGGAATGATTGCGTAATCATAGGACTAGAATAAACCACAAAACCGTTTTTAATTCAAGTATTGTTTACAGGGAATTGCGTTTTTCCAGTCGTTTCCTTGCCACTTTCTACCGATTAGCGGTTCAATTATTCGCCACTTTCGAGAAAGTTTTTTCGCTTTTCCTTACGTAAGGAAATCACGCGACACCTTTAAACATCGGGAAATCTCACAATACATAATTATCAATAATTACGTATATGTGAGTCTGCCGACGTTTAATTTGTGAGTGGTGAAAAGGGGGATTCCCGTCTCACTGATCTCGCATCAGAACGGCCCACCATCCCCGGCCTGGGCGCTCCTGAACCGTCAGAAAAAAATCTGATCGGGCCTCGATTTGGAACCGTTGCTCAAGTTCGAGCTCAGCGGCCGTCGCGTCCTCTTCCGTCTGAATGAAAATGTCGAGTGGGATCCGGACATAGCAGCCCTCGAAGTCAGGTAGATCCTCGATCGGGACTTCTTCAATGTTGATTGGCTGGTAGTCACCGTCTGAGGCGGCCGCGAGAACGCTCACTGGAGCGTCGTCGAATATGGAGGTGATTTCTTGCTGTTTAATCTTCATATTTGCATTCCTTCCATTCTCCATCAGCTCCCATCCGGTGCTTCCACCGGTAGGTGTTGGGATCCATGACAAGAGTTCCGTTGTCAAAGATCGGGGAGATGTCCTCGAAGCCGATGATGTATTTCTGACCGTTCGATGAAGGGCCATTCTCCCACTCTTCTCGCGTCCAGTTCCGGGGCCAGTGGTCAATCACTGCGATGACCTCTCTTTTCTCTTCGTCGATCGATTCGATGTAGGCTTCCTCAGAGTAGCAGTAGCTTTGATTCTCTTCACCGACGCGGCGGGCGCATGTCGTCGATATGTTGAAGTAGCGACCAACGGCCGGCCCGGGCCATCCCCACGATTCCCAAAGCCGTTTCTGCAATTCGATTGCCTCGTCTCTCCACTTCTCATGCTCGTCTTTCTCGATCTCTTCGATGAAGCCAGGGAAGAATTCAGTTTCGCTCATAGGAATGGATCGGTTTGAGGTTCGATTTTTCGGTCGGGTGGAATGACGAATCCGGAATCCGTGACAGTCGCAGTTCCGACGTTCACCACTTTGAAGTGGTATCCGCAATTCGGGCATTGGAACTCATCTCGAGCCAGTTCTATTCCAAGTCGGGATTCGCAGAAGTCGAAAAGATTTGCCGTCTGTTCGCACTCGCCGCATGTGATTGAGCATTCTCCGTCGATCATGATAGGAGTCGTGAGGGGTCAAGGTTGATGTGGGTTTTCGCTCGGAAAGCTCTCATTGCTTCGACCGGTTTCGCCTTCATCTCGCGAGCGACTTCCTGATGGGAATGAACCCATCCTTTGAGTTTTCCGAATTGAGCGTTGAGAGCCAGCGTGAAGCTTCCGTTCAGTTTCAGATGGAGGTTTCCATTCCGGTAGGCTTTCATGGTAGCCCAAAGGATCCGCTCGCCCCGGTAATCGGCATAGAACTCGACGGCTTGCCCGGGCTTGTCGGTATCTTGGAAAACATGATTGTACTGATCTCCAACGAGTGTCACGATCTCGAATCCTAGAGTCCTCGCCACAACGGATAGATCTTCAATCAGAGCGATTCCGGAAGTGTTGAGCCAAAGTTTCGAGTGGTGATCTCGAGCGTTCCACCGATCCGTGTTGAATCCGCACCATCCCATGACGATTCGATGCTGGAGCTTCACGTGGGTTGCTTCCTCACGGAAATTGTGTCGGTTCCAGTGATCGTCTTTGAAGACTTTGGAGTTCGAGACGTAGTTCTCGCAGTTCGAGACATACATCATTCGCTCGTAGACCTCGATGAGCTGCTGATCGATGAAGTCATTGGCGTTTTTGATGGCCCATATCACGACGGCATAGACGTTCTCTTTCGAGAAATCGATTTGCGTGTTCGACGATGCCTTGCGAAGCAGTTCGTCACGAGTCTTGGAAGTGAGTCGTGATGTGATCGGCGTCATGTTGTCGAAGATGCTCTTCCAGTATGCGTTCTTGAGTTCCTTGATTCTTCGTTTCAGCATTTCACGAACGTCCTTCACTGAAATCTCGAACTCTTTCAGAACTCGCGGGTGGAGACGTCCGACCTCCTGATAATTCTGTTGAAGCTGTTCCATCTCTGCGAGGTAGAGTCCGACGAGGGTTTCAACGTAGTCCTTCCCCACTGCCAGTTCGCGGAGTTTGGGGATTTTGGGAGCGTCTGGAACGGTGTCGGTGAGCTCAGGATACAGATCGGCGAAGAAGGAATCGAATCCGTCTTCTGACTCAGGGCCATCGAAGTCTATCCGGATGGCGTTCACACGGCCACGGGCTTTGCGATCTTCCGAGTCGCAGAACCGGAACTCTCCAAGGTTGAGAGCCTGAACTCGTCTCACTTGCATCGCATCGCCGATGATTTTCGATCGAGACCAACGAACGGGAATTACAAGGTAGAGAGTTTTGCAGGATGCTTCCCTGACGAGCTTCGCAACCCAGGACTCGAACTCGCTGTATGGAGGATTGCAAAACATGACATCGACGTGTTTGTCGAAAAAGGACTGATCGTGAAAATCGGTTCCTAGAATCACGATCTCCTTACGTAAGGATTTGATCAGTCGTTGAGACTTCTCGATGGCAAAAAGATTCTCGATCTCGAACCGATCATCGAAAGCGTCGATGACTTTGCCATTGCCGGCGCCGACATCGAGAAAGGACTCGACATTCAGGCTGATGCAGTCATTGAGAATCGCCTCGATGATTTCCTCAGTGGTGGGATACCACTCGAAATCTTCGCCAGCTTCTTGAACTTGGGTGAGTAGTGCAGTAGTCATATTTTGGGTGCGTTGATTGTCATTACCCTTTCCGATCGAGGGTTCAATTATTCGGAATTCTCCTTACGTAAGGAAATCCTCAGAGTTGACAGATCTCGTTTTTCAAATGGCAAATCTCGTAATCGACCCAACTCTCGTCATCGCTTCTTCGGGTGCGTCCACTCTCAAAAGCACGGCTGGCGAAACAATCCTCGCCGGACAACCCGTTTACAAAGCTGACGGGAGCATGTTCCTCGGAGACGCCAACGATCCCGAGAAGATCGACATCGCCGGTATCGCTCTTCACAATGCTTCTCTTGGACAACCGCTTTCGTACGTGGTTTCCGACGAAGCTCTTGAAATTGGTGCCGATGTTGGGGTGGGATTCCCTTACGTTCTCGGAGATGAGCCAGGAGACATTTCCGGAGTTGCGGATCTCGCTCCCGGTCATTTCACTGTCATGATCGGCGTGGGGCGTCCGGATAATAAGCTCCACATCAACTTTGCCAGCCCTTCCCCTCTCCGTTCTGACGAGGCAATCGGCTCAGGTGAAGATCCCGTAGCCCCCTGATTTCCTTACGTAAGGAAAAGTGGCTTCGGTTGACTGTGACACGCAGAGCATAGCGCACTGCGAAAGTCACCATGGCAACTGATTGGGAAACCACATATCGGCACTTCACCGACACAGAACTCGCTGAGGAGATTGAAGATCTCCAGAAAAAGCGAAAGCAGTATAATTCTGCTCAGAATGTCGGGAATCACGGTTTCACCCGTGACATTCGACTGATCAACGATCAGTTCAAAGCTGCGATCAAGGTTCGTGGCGAGCGTCGTCAAAACTCAGGCCCAGGCACGGGCAAGCATGGTGTCGTGGATTACAGCGGACTCGACATCTCATGAAGGGAATCACGTATCAGCAGAATGGGGCCGGTCTCTCAGGGCACGGATTGAAGGATCTCTTCTCTTCGGTAGCCATGGCCGAAATCTTCGGGGCGGAAGCCGTCTACGATGAGAGCTGGAATAACCAGAGCATCATCCCGGCCGAACACGCTGAAATGCTTCTGGCTTCTCAGGATGACTTCAAGCGAGCTGCGATCATTCGACGAAGAAAGAAGTTCTGGACTGGAATCCCGTTCAAAGAGCTCGCGGCCGCCCGGGAAATCTTCGACGGGATGGAGGATGGAGGATTGCTCACTCTCACCAACGTATTCCGGATCCAGCCATACCAGGTCGATAATTGGGAGAGAAAGGGCCTGATCCCGGAGGGAAGTTACTCCCGTGTCATCTCGAAGCTGTCTCAGCTCTATTGGGGAGAAGAGGAGCCCTACCGTGTCGACGGCATCGCGATTCATGTTCGCCGCGGTGAAGTCGGAACTCCCCGGCATCGTCATCACGAGTGGATGGGAGGCGGCATCTGGAACGTCGACTTCTACAATGGCATGGTGAAAGATCTCAGGGCTGAATTTCCCGAAAAGGAAATCCGAGTTTTTTCACAGAAGAGAAATTCTCGCGATCTTTTGAGACTCGGAGAAGGGGCCGAATTGAGATTGGGAGATGACACGCAGCTTCAACTACACTTTCGTGAGCTCGTTACGGCTGAGATTCTGATTCCGGCAAATTCAGGATTCTCGACGTGGGCGGCATACCTGAACACAGGAACCGTTCGACTGTATCAGGCTCGTGAAGTGAAGCACATCGAACATACTGAATATCCCCCACACTTCACCGTGATTTCATGAGTCAGAAACCCGATACCAGCCTAAATTTCCTCGAACGTGTCGTCGGCACGGTAGCTCCCGGATGGGCGCTCAGTCACGCTATCGGAAGGGCTCAGCTGAATCACTTCGAGTCCCGCGGTGCGAACGACGGTAGGCTGCGAGGCGATTCGGGCGGGATGAACAAGAACGGATCCCCGGAGAGTCATCGCGCCAACAAGGATCGAATCAAGACGATGTGGGATGCCCGGGACATGGAGGATAACTCTCCTCTCATCGCCGGCATTCTCGAGCGAACCACGATGTACACCGTGGGAAACCTATCCTACAAATCGAAGACGGGAGACGGCGCGGTGGATGACCACTACGAGAGGTTTTTCGGCGAGTGGGCAAAGAACTGCGATGTCACTGGCCGGTTCTCTCTTCGGGAAATGATCTCGATCGCCTTTCGTTCGATGCTTCGCGATGGTGACTACGGAATCGCTTTCGTCGATGTCGGGAAAGGCATCAAGCTGCAGGGCATCGAAGCAGACCGGATCGGTTCGCCGCTCGATAGCCGTCAGGATGAAAAGCATGTCGGCGGTCTCGATCTCGACGACTTCGGACAGGTCATCAACTATCAGATCTTCAAGCGTTCACGGACGAACCAGTACACGAAGGATCGGGATTGCTCTCCGAATCACTTCATCCACTTGAACAAAGTTACTCGCTCCGACCGGTATCGTTGCAAGTCATGGCTCGCCGCGGGACTCCCTCATGCTCGTGATTTGCATGAGATTTTCGGCTTCGAGAAGCAGGGCGCGAAGTTCGCTTCGATGTGGGCTGCGTTCATCCGGGCGAAAGATCACACTGGCCGTGGAGGATGGGACACTGAGGACAAGAAGGGCCTCAAGATCAAGGAAGCCGTTCCCGGCCTGATCACTGAACTCGAGACAGACCAGAGCATCGAGTTTGCTCCCGGTGTTCAGCGTCCGTCAGGTGCCTTCATGAATCTCGTCGAATCCGTGATTCGCAATATCGCTATCGGCCTGAACCTCCCGTATGGCTTCGTCTACAACATGGCGGCATTCGGCGGTGTTACCGCTCGCCTTGAGACTCAGCAGGCACAGCGAGTGTTCGAGACTTGGCAGCGCCTCCTGATCGACAAGGTTCTCGATCGAATCCGCGATCAGGTCATCGGATGGGGAATCGCTACCCGTCAGATCCCTGCTCATCCAAACTGGAGAAAAGGCGACTGGAGATTCGGCGCGGCCATCACAGCCGACGTTCAGCATCAGACGTCTTCTGACATCATGCTCATCGACAAAGGACTCAAGACCCGCTCTCAGTGGTGTCAGGAGCATGGCCTCGACTTCGAGGAAGTTCAGGAAGAGTGCGCTCGCGAGATGAACATCATGCGTGACGTTTCCGCTCGGAACGAGATGCCGGTTGAATTGCTTCACGAGGGTAAGCCGAATGCGACTGAGATGCTGGCTGCTATGAGTGCTCGTGATGATCCCCCTCCAGAGCCAAAAGGGATGATTGAGGAGTATGGGGCTCAAGGAATGAAACCACTTCTCGACGTTCTCGAACAGGTCGGAGATGGCTCCATGGACAGGGAAAGCGCAATCGCTACCCTCATGGATCTCTACGGTATCGAGTATCACAAAGCGTCGATGATGGTTCCTCAAGAACCTCGTCTCACGCAGGGTTCAGTCGTGGGGCCTCCACTGATCGGGTAATTGACAGAGGAAACATCACTGATGAAGCCCGAGAAAAAACGTCTCAAGAAAATCCGCCGTGAAGCCAATGCAGGGGAATCGACCTCTCAGAAGGTGAAGAATTACAGCGTTGCCGGTGCTTCCGGTGCAGCTGGACTTGGCGCTGCCGTCGCGGGAGTTGCCGCGGCCCGGGCTGCAAAGAAGGTCGGAAAGACTGCCGAGTCAGTTGGTGAAGAGGCGAAGAAAACGCTCAAGAAGGTGAACAGTGTAGCCGGCGCACCGGGGCGAGCTGCGAACAAGGCGAAGAGTGTGGGTAAGGGGCTCATGAAAAAGATCGCCAAGACCGGTAAGCGAATCGTTCGTGCCGAGTCTCAGCTTCCACTGAACCACTTCAAGGCGTCCGAAGTTCGGAAGGGCGTGATGGTTGTCGACGGCAATGCGATCAGCGTTCCAAAGCTGGAACTGCTTCTCAAGAAAAAGAAGGTCGAAAAGGTTCCCCTTAAAAAAGTGAAGGGTATCGGCCGTCAGAAGGGGTATTCCGCAGACCGGTTCGAGGGCGCTTCCAACGCTCTCGACAAGCCAGGCATCATCGGAACGGATGGAACTCTCATCGATGGAAGGCATCGCTCTCGCGGTCGGAAAGCCCGTGGAGACAAGGATGGCCTCTATCGCCGTGCCTCGAAGAAGGATCTCAAAGCTGCGATGATCACGCTCGCGAGAAAGTATCGTGATGTGAACGAGTTCAATCTCGCGCCCGGGGTTTACCATGGCGATCGCGCCGTGAAGAAAGCCCCTATGTTTCGCCACGAATACGTCGCGGTTGTTCCAGAGGATGAAAAAGCCCTCCCGAAGAATGTTCGTCGCCAGCTCGTGAAAGTGGGGCCAAACGGTGAGAAGGCTCTCGTGTCCGGTGGATACAATCGCCGTGGTCGACTTCGCGCCAAGATCGGCGATCGAACCGATGTGAAGGCAATTCGCAAATCGATCGCCAAGGGGAAGGGCCCTGATCATGTTGCTACCGAGGGCGGAAATGCCGCGGCCATCAAGACTGCCGAGGTGTCGAAGCGGTTCGGATCACGGAAGTATCCCGGCCTGATCGACAATGCTCGAGGAAAAGGGAAGAACTCGAACTCCTATGCTCGAACCGTTCTGAAAGAGAATGGAGTCGTCAGGGATCCCAAGAAATCAAATCCCGGATCGAATCTCTACTTCGCCAAGAAGGATGAACCCAACCGTCAGGAGAAAATCGCCACGGCCATCAGAAAGGTTGCACCCACAGTTCGCGGGGCGGCTTCCGGAGCTCTCGTCGGAGCGGCGGTAGGAAACGTGCCAGGTGCTATCGCCGGTGGAACGGCCGGGGCGCTCGCTCAGAACAAAATGGCGAAAGTTGCACGCAAACAAGAGCGTGAAAGAAAGCCTCTCAGTGCCATGGCTACCGTGGCAGCGGTTCCCGCGGGAGCGGCTGCAATCGCAGCTGGCATCAAAAACCGAAAGAAAATCATGAAGAAAGCGAAACCATTTCTCAAGAAATTGAAGCACTTTGAATCGAAACTCGATGACTGTCTCGAGTTCTCGAAAAAGGATCAGTTCAAGCGAGGGCCTGACACTGATCGTCCGGGCGAATTCCTCAATACTGTGAAGGTCATCGCCGGCGCTGAAAAGCCTTTCGTCTCCAATCCGAATCACGTGAAAGGCTCCGTTGATCCTTCAACGGCTTCCGCTCTGATTCCCTACGACGGGCCAATCGGTGCCAGTTCCCAGGCATGGAAGGGTGCGTATCGTACCGCCAAGAAAGGGAACCAGATCGCTCAAAGGACTGGCCGCGTAGCTCGTGATGTCGGCGATGTGGTGACCGGCAAGGGTCGGAGAAAGGATTCCGCGGGACGTCCGAAAAAGCGTGAGTGGGAGAAGCCATACTTCCGGAACACCGTCGCGGCGGGAGCGGGAGCGGCGGGACTCATGCTTGGCGGAAAGGCCCTTCGTGAGAATCCTGCCATCCTCTCGAAAGTTTCCGATACCACCGGCCCGCTGGCTGAGAGTCTTCTCAAGAAGACAAAGAACATCGGCGCCTCATACTTCGAGGAAGATTTGGATCTTCGCCCGGGCATGATCGAGTTCACCGAAAGCGTTTCCGTTCGAGACAACAAGGGTCGCCAGGTGTTTCGCGTGGAAGATGCTCGAGGAAACTCCGCTCGCATCCATCAGGGCGATAAGCCCAAGCGAGTTCGCCGTAAGAAGAAGTGGCATGAGAAGGCTCAGAACGAGCGGAAACTCTGGAAGGGCGCGGCTCTCGGAGCTGCCGTTGCTGGTGTCGCAGCCGGGGCAAAGGGCAAAACCATTGCCAAAGGAGCGAAGAAAGTCGTGAAGCGTGTCGCAGCGAAAGCCGGATCAACCAAGGTGGGTTCAGCTCTCGGTAAGGAAGTGGCAAAGCGCGGGGCCGCGAAGAAGATCAATCGGCAGGCGAAGAAGATCATGAAATCTCGCGCTGGCATCGGAGCCAACTAAGTTGACAGATCCTTTTTGATTATGGAAAACGAACTTATCGCACTCGAAGCCAAGCTTGATTCGCACCTCTTCGAGTCAACTCCCGAAGACAAGAAGAAGCGGCTCAAAAAAGCCGGTGCGATCGCAGCTGGCGCGGGTAGCGTTGCTCTCGCCGGGGCTGCACTCGCGGGTGGACGTCGGATCAAGCGTGCTGGCGGCTTCAAGAAGGTTGTCAAAAAGGGTGCCGAGGCGGTTGCAGATCGCGTCAAAAAGCAGCCTGACAACACTTGGAAGGCAGCGGGAGAGCAAAAGCTCAAGAAGAAAATCGCCAAGAAATATGGCGTTGAGATGAGCGCCGTCCCAGGCCAGCTCATTGAGCTTTCTTCAAAGCTTGATTCCGTTCTCGAAACTGCAGACTCCGAGTAATCGAGCGCATGATCGAACCTGAAATCACCGAACTGAGCGCGAAGCTTGATGGGGCTCTCCATGAGTTCGACAAGCTCGATCTCGGATACACCTACGCCGACGAGGATAATGATTTCCCCGTGTGCGGTAGCAATGACAACTACCGGACGAAGAAGCGGTATCCGACTGCCTACATCAGTCGTGTTTCAGATGATCCGAAGGACTTCCCGGAGACGGGCAAGGCGATCATCGAATACAAGGTGACTGAGAAGAGAACTCGTTCCTCTTCCAAATCAGGAAAGACAAAGGCACGTCACTCCATGGACATCGAGATTCACTCGATCGAGCCCGTGAAGAAGAACGACAAGACCAAGACTTCCGATCCGGTTTCCAAGCTGAAAGGATCCGCTGAACCAGTTTCGGAGCTTTCCGACATTCGCCCAGGGATGATTGAGTTCATTTCTCTTCCGGACAAAGTAGCCAAGGCTGCAGTGAAGAAAGTTCGGAAAGTCCCGTTGAAGAAGATCGCAGCTATTTCAGGTGCTACCGCGGCGGGAACGATCGCTGGAGGCGCTATCATCCGGAGACGGAAGAAAAAGAAGGATCAGGCCGTTGAACTCGAGTCCCTTCGTCCGGGCATGATTGAGTTCTCGGATCCCCGTCCTCGAAACCCTCAAGGTCAGTTCGCCGATGTTTCCACTGGCGGTGCAAACCCCCAGGCAATGAAGGCCGCGTATGGTCAGAAGCCGGGAGTCGCCATGGTCGGAGGGCAGGCCGGAATGGGACAACCTCTCATTCCTCGCAAGAAAGTCGTTCGTTCCGGGATTCAGCCCGTGACAAAAGCGCATCAGTCGGTAGTATAAATCGGCTCTCGTAGTGTAACGGCTACCAGGAAGTCGGTGAATGGTTTAGCGGCCCACACTGACGACACGCGGAAAGAGGCGACTGAATCGCGATAGGAAACCTCTTTGCACGCTCTTTGAATAAAAGGGAAGTCCCGGTTCGAGTCCGGGCGGGGGCACTATTCATCCCTTCGATGATTGACATGCTCTGATCGGGCATGAAAAGAGCCAAGAAGCCTCCCGTATATCACTTTGAAGTTGTAGCCCCTCTCAGCGATGCCGCTGTCGATTCCGAGAACGGAGTCATCAAAGGAGTTTCCATTATCACCTGTGGCGTTGAAGCCAGAGGGCACGATCTCGAAGTCGACGACACAACCGTTTCTCAGATGTTCCTTTGCGCGAATGGCATGGGGCAAGTTCCGGTGAAGTGGAACCACAAGAGCGGTGCCGACGCCATCAACGGTTACCTCTCCAACTTCTCTGTCGAGGGGAACAAGCTCAAGGGAGACTGGCATCTCCTCAAGACTCACGCTCAATACGATCAGGCGATCGAGCTTGCTGAGCGTATGCCGAAAAACTTCGGACTGTCCGCAGCATTCGCCGGACAGGGTGAGAAGAAGGGTGGAAAAACCAAAGCGAGGTGCACCGAACTTATTTCGGTCGATCTCGTCGCTAACCCTGCAGCGAATCCCGATGGACTGTTTGAAGCAGTTGACACTTCCGGAGATGGCATGGATCAAGAACCCACACTCGCCGATGTCCTCGCAGCTGTTCAGCAGGTGCAGAGCGATCAAGCTGCCATCACTGAGCGTCTCGACGCCGCTGAGCAGTTCCAGAATGATCTCATTGATCAGTTCGCCGACGAAGGCGAGGGCAATGAGGAAATCGAAGACGGAGTCGAATATGAGTATATCGACGAAGCTGGAAATCCTGTTCAGGTGGGAACCGCAGTCAATGGCGGTGCACCGAACGACATCGCAAGTGCCCCAGGCACCCTTACCGGAACTCCCGGCGCTCCCGCTGGCGCTCCTGCCATGGCCGGTGCAGCCGCTACTTCCGAGCTCGCCGCTCTTCGCCAAACGGTGACTTACCTCGCCGAGAAGGACATCGCCGAGACTGAGGCAGCTGAAAAGGCTGAGCGTGAACACGCTTTCGCAGTCGTTGATCAGAAGATCGACAAACTCGTTGAGTTCAATACGAAGCTCAAAGCCGAGAACGAGGCTCTGGTCACTGCCCTGCAGACTGCCGGTGCTTCCGCAGCTCATCTTTCCGCACCGGCTCGCGGGCCGGTTACTCATCTTTCAGCCCACGACGGCGAGCCAGCCGACGAGTGGGAAGAGCTCGTTCACGAGTTCCAGTCTCAGGACAAGGATATGCCTCCAACCAAGGCGATTCAGCTTGCGATTCAGCAGCGTCCGGATCTCTACCAGACGCACCTTGGCCGAATCGGTGTCGTGAACCAAATGGGCTCGTAAGCCTTCAACCCCCTCAATTCTCAATCGTTTTTTCTCTCTCATTTTGAACTGAACTTCTTTCCACCATGAATAAAAATTGCGTCATTTCCCTTCCTATCGCCGAGGATACCAAGATCGCCGCGTTCACTCGGGTCAAGCTCGATGAGAACGGCCAGGTAGTCGTGGCAGACGCCGGCGACAAGGCCATCGGCCACACCGAACTCGATGTGGATGGGTCAAATGGCAGACCGGTTTGCGATGTGTATCGCACCAATGGGGGAGGATCGCACTACGCGATTGCTTCCGAAGCATTCACTCCCGGACAGGAGTTCGAGGGTGCCGATGACGGTGAGATTGCCGTTCTGGATGCCGGAACAGCTGAGGGCCAAGCTCTCGAAGCTGGAGACGGAACCATCCGAGTTCTCTACTACTAAGAAATCGCCTTCTCTCACGAACCATTTCCCTAACCCAATTTTTTTCATCCAACTGTAATCAGCCATGTATGCTAACTCCGCAGCCGTAAGCCGGCCCGAAATCTCCACCTTTCTTGAGGAGGCGACCAAGGCAGAAGACTTCTACATCGCGCAGAAGATCATGCCCGTCTTCACCTCGAAATCGAGGGCTGGACGATACCCGCGTCTCAAAATCGAGAACGGTGAACTCATGAAAGCCCAGTCGACCCTTCGTGGCCCTTCTGGTACCTACAATGAGGTCGCACGTAAGTTCGATTGGGAGACCTACGACTGTGAAGATCGCGGTCTCGAAGAGCGCATCGACGATGTGAATGCTCGTGAGATGCAGAACTTCTTCGACACCGAAGTTGTGACTGCCAAGCTGGTTCGCCGGTCGGTTGTTCTCGACTACGAGAAGCGTGTCGCCGATCAGATCATGAATCCTGATTCGTTCAATGCAGTCGCATCCCACGTTGGATACACTGAGGCGAATCTCGCTACGATCGACTTTGCCCGGGATCTTCTCGATGCAGTTGAGCGTCTTGAGCAGCGTGCTCAAATGGCGAACACCATGATTCTCACCCGTGCGGTGTTCAACCTGCTTCGTCGCTCCAAGCTTCTGCAGACCTACCTCTTCGGTAATCTCGGAGCTGGAACCGAGCATCGTCTGATCAACCCAACGGACATCGGAAATGCTTTCGGCATCAAAGACGTCCGGATCGCGGCTGCGACCTACGACCGCGCTCAAAAGGGCAAGCCGAAAGAACTCGTTCCGGTTTGGAAGAACGATTACATCTTCCTTGGCAATGTTCAGGGCGGTGACTTCGAGAACGGCGGTATCGGTCGGACGATCGTTTGGGACTCCGATTCTCCCGGTGGACTCTTTGCGACCGAAACCTATCGCGACGAGAAGCGCCGCGGTAACATGGTTCGAGTCCGCATGAACACCGACGAGAAGATCGTCGACGAGACTGCCGGTGAGCTGATCACCACTCAGTTCGAGTAGAACTTTCTCGGAGACCTTTTTACGGGGGTTTTTGGGTTTCTGATAAAGGGGCGGGTCGAAAGACTCGCCCCTTTTGTTTGACACTGATCGTCTCTGCATGAGCAGTTTCCACGACGCGATGGTCGAAGCCTATTCCGAGATGGAAGATCAGGCCGGTGAAGAGGTTTTCATCGACGGCCAGCCAGCAACCGGCATTGTCGACGAAAGCACGTTCTCGATCGGTAACCATCCTGGGGGCGCAAGGCAGAGTGCCATTCAGATGCAGGTTCATATCTCCATCGCGGAATTCCAGCGAGTAGGGGGAAGAGATGGGTCGAAGGTCGAAGTCCCAAGCCGAAAGCTCAAAGGCCGGGTATCCAGCATTGAAGGATACACAGCCGGCCACTACACTCTTCTGATTGGAAGCCCCAACGCGAGAACATGATCAAGATCAAATCCTCCAATAACCTCAAGGCCACATTCAGCCGGATCGTTTCAAAGTTCGATTCGGTTGTCTCCGAGTCATCCAAGGCCGGAGGGCGGGAGTATCGTCGTCATGGGATGGGGCTGGCAGATATTGAGGAACTTCCGGAGCCAGATCAGATCCTTCTCAAAGCCATGGGAGCGGTGGACGAAACCGGTTTTCAGGATGAGAAGAAAATCGCCGACAAGAAGGTTCTCAATGCCGTGATGAAAGGACTCAACAAACTCTTTGGGAAATGATCGATCTACCTATCCGTGACAGAGTTGAGCGCATGTTCGTCGATGGCCTGAAAGAGTGCATCGAAGAGCTTCCGGTGTTCCCTCGCCGTATCGATGAGTCAGTGGATGATGAGGACTACTGGATCGTTTGCCGGTGCGAAGAAGCTGAGGAAACGACTACCGGTTCAGGAGTCTACTACGGCGATTGCTCGATCGTTTTCGCGTCTCATGTCAGCGACGTTGGTTCTGATCAACATGGGAAATGGCTCAAGAAGATCGAGGATCGTCTCGTCGAAATGAACCTTGAGAAAATCACCGATGAGAAGAACGGTGTCGTCGGTTTCGGATGGGGCCCGATGGTTCTTCGGGAGGCGTCTCAGTTCAAGACTCACGGTGATGTGGTGACATTCAGGGGCGGTTTCGGCTACCTCTAATTGACACTCTCTTTTCAGCAATGAACAAAAGCTTCGTCATCTCATTGCCCCTCGCTCCCGGTGCCGTCATTCCGGCATACGCTCGAGTGAAATTCAGCCAGGAGGGTATCGAGATTGCCGACGAGAACGACCGTTCGATCGGACACTGCGAACAGGATTGCAATTACTCAGTGCGTCCCGTCATTGACGTCTACCGCTCGAACTCAGGAGGATTGCATTTCGCTACGGCTTCCGAACCTCTCGTTGCCGGGGAAGGTTTTGTGGGTGCCGACGACGGCATGATTCAGGCAGCTGATGAGCATCCCGAGGGGATCGTGATTCAAGATGCGGAAGAAGGTGCCACGATAATGGTTGCCTATTACTCTGCTTCCGGTTTGACTGTAACTGATGATTCAGGCAGTGAACCAGAAGCCCCATGAGTAAATTAGGAATTTTTGTCACAGGCCGCGATGCAGTAACCAGGCATAGTGCGGAACATTTCAATCCCGAGGCGACTGTCGTTGTCGGGGTGCAGACGGTAGCTGAGATAGCTGAGGCCGTCAGAACAGAGCGCCTTTCCCATATCGTCATTGTGCGGCCGGGAATCGTTTTCAGCCGTGGGATCTCGACGAACATTCCCCTCAACGGAGACAGGCATTGCGGCATCATTGGCGACGGGTTGAAGCTGGCTCTCGTCTCTCCGAAATACATCGCTCATCTCGAGGACGGTCAGATTTGGGAATCGATCGCCGGTCAAGACGAAGTTCTCGTTCGCACGGGATGGCAGGGTAATTTCCTCGCAGCGTTCCCCACGACGTTCCCTGACAACTACGACTTCAACCGGTATCGGGTGAACTGCGTAGCGGTTTCGATCGAGGGCCGGCAGCGTGACGAGTTCAATCGGGTGAAAGAGGAGGTATGGCATTTCCTCAAGAATAACAAACCGATTCAGGTTGAGAACGTCTCGTATCCGATGATTCACGAGCTGTCATCGATGCGCCGGGATGGGGTTCGATGCGAACTCAAGAAGCGGGGCGGATCCAAGTTGAATCACATGGTCACCATCGCGACGAAAGAGGTTGCCGAGGATTTGACCCGTCTCATTCCGACTGCCCTCTTCTACACCGACGCTCATCTCCACATCATTTGCGATCCGGAGACGGCAGCAATGCTTCCGAGAACACTCGACAAGCGAATCCATGTCTACCCGATGCTCACTGAGAAAGCTCTCAACGATGCGATCGGGAAGCTCAAGAACCTCACGGTGCAGAGCGATTACTGGAAGCCCGGGCCTATTTGGTGGAAACTCAAGGGGCTCGAATGGCTCGCTGAGACTCTGAACGATTCTCTGATGCTGGTTGATTCCGACATCGTTTTCACAGGCCGGTTCGACGAGCGCCTTCGTGGAGACGCCAAGCTGTCACCGTTCTTCTGGCCTGATCCTCTTCTATCGGTTCGCCGTGCCCCTGACTCCGACGACTTCGTTCCCATCTCAGAGCGGGACGGATGGATCAATGCTGGCTATGCTTGGATCCGGAGTGAAGAGGTGGCGACCTACTGGAAGGAACTCTACGAATCCGGTATCGGCGGCTTCTACGAGCAATGGTGCATGGGCTTCCTTCCCTCGAAGTTCAAGTGCTCTTACTTCGATGAGCGTCACAATCACGGGAACTGGAGAAATCAGGCTCCCGACGACGAAACGATCTCAGTTCACATTCATGCTGAGACGAGGCCGAAAAAGAAGTCTCTGATTTCCGTTCAAAATGCCGCTAATTCGGCTGTTGACCGTGCAATTTCGGAAGTCCCTGCTATCATCCTGAAAAGATGATATTTTGGGATCGAAAAGAAATCTTCCTCCACTTTCCCAGGACGGGCGGAACCTCCTACGAGTCAGCGATCCTTGAGCCGATGGGGTTCAAGGGCTCCCGCGGGGCCGAAACCTACGAGCTGCGTTCAGCGCCGGTAGCATCGAAGCATCTCGACGCAATGAGAGCCGAGGCTCTTTGGCCCGATCAATTCCACGATCCTGAATGGAAGGTCACCACGATCATGAGGCGTCCGGACAAGGTGATGATCTCTCAGTTCATCCAGTCTCACAACACGGCAGATCCCAACCGGGGCACTTTCAAAATCCCGGAGTTCAGGGGATGGGCCAAGAGGCGTGGATTCCGTTACATAACGGCTGCAGAAGTGGACGATCACGCGAGACACCTGATTGCCGATCAGGAGAATCTGATCAGCGCCGGCGCTTCGATCGCTCGTTTCTATCAAACCCGGGAACCGGTTCGGATTGAGGTTTTGGATTTCGAGAATCTTCCCAAAGAAATTCATGAAAGGCTTGGCACAAGACCTCCCCACAGAGGGAAGCGTTCAGCGAAGCGGAAGAATCCCCGCAAGGTTTATGGCGATCTACACCAGCCATTCATTCAGGAGTTCAGCCTCGATTTCCTGCTTTGGGAGACGGGAATTAGAAACGGGTTCATAGTTTCTCCAACGTGATAAGTTGACACATGCCGAAAGGCATGAGCGGATTCACCCAACATGGTAACCAGGACTATCGATTCGGATTCAAAGATCCGGCAGCGGAAAACATCGCTGATGCGGTAGGTCTCAAGCCTCAAACTCTTTCGATTTCCGGAGAGCCGGAATTTACCGCCGAGGGCAAGAACCTTGAGGGACTGACTGAGGCGTTCGTTGTCGCCAAGGAAAAGTTCTCGTTCACCATGAGCGGTTTCATTGTCGATCTCGAGAACTTCGGCGCTCCCGGAGCTACCTTCGACTACGACGGGAATCACTTCATCGTGACAGGTCGGAAGCGGGACGTTTCCAGTCAGGACTTCCAGAAGGGAGAAATCACTGGAATGAGTTACCCTCTCATCGACGGAAACTGATCTCCTTACGTAAGGAAACTTTTCGAGGGGCCGCCATTGAGCGGCCTTTCGTGTTTATAGAATGAGCTGGCAAGCATTTGAAGAGTCGTTCATCAACACTGATGATCATGTGGTCTTGGGACGTCGGCTCAAGCCGTTCTGCCTTTGGTATCAGTTCGTCCTCGAGGCGATTGATTCTCCCATCTTCTCTCCGAATGCTCCGCTCAGTCTCGTGGACTTGGAGATTGCCGCTCGAATCTGTCAGTCCGATTATCAGGACTTCACCCAGGCTCAGCAGAAGCCGGGGTTCATGGGGAAGGTGAAGTTCGGAGTGAAGGCCATGCGAACGTCGATCGCCGACGAGGTATCGAAATTCGACCGATACATTCTCGACTACGCGAGACTTCCCGAGACGTTCGAGAACATCGATCCTCCTACGGAACGAGTTCATCACGACTTTCCCCCGGCGCTTTCTATCGTTTCCGTCCTGATGAGGAACGGGTTCGAGGGAGGCCAGAGGAAAGCAACGTGGATGACCGGAGTGGGGGAAGCTCACTGGTACGCCACATCATTCACTCGTCTCGAAGGGCACGATCCGAAGCTGATCACTGATCACGATCGGGAGTTCATGGAAGGACTCAGGGCAGAGAGAGAAGAGAAGGCTCGTCGTGAAGCTGAGGAGTCTGAGATTGACACCCCGAACTCAGATGAATGAGCGAAGGCAATCCAAAGATCGGCGTTGAAGTCGAAGCGATCGGAATCAAGGCGGTAAAGTCGGGATTCTTCGACCTCGCTACTGATCTCGCTGAACCCCTCCTGATGATTGCAGGGGGCGCATCCAAAGCCGAGGCCGCTTGGGTCGGTTTCGCCGGTGCTATCGAAGGCAGGATCATGGGGCCCTTGGCCGGTATCTCAGGCGGTGCGCTTGGCGCGTTGATCGGGATCCAAAAGCTAGGAGAAGGACTGGCTGAACTTGGAAAGGAAGGGGCGGGGAATCTCGAAACCCTTGAGACACAGTTCAAACCGCTTCTCAAGTCAGCAGCCCTCACGACAGAGCGTGTCGAGGAACTGATCGACGTTACCAAAGAGACTCCGTTCAATCAGGACGGGGTTATCAAGGCGAACAAAACTCTCCAGACTCTCACCCAGGGCGCTCTCGCAACGAAGGATGGAATGCTTCTCGTCGGCGATGCCGCGGCGGTGGCAGGAGAGGACATGCAGGGTGTCGCGAAGTGGGTAGGTCGAATGTATGACCAACTCAGATCAGGGCAACCCATCGGAGAAGCTGCGAACCGGCTGCAGGAGATGGGTATCATGAGCGGACAGACTCGCCGTGCGCTTGAGGCCATGAATGACTCAGGGGCCGGTTTCGCTGATATGTGGGGTCTGGTTGAGGCTGAACTCAAGAAGAGCGAGGGGGCCATGAAAGATCTCTCTCAGACTCTTGAGGGATTGCAGTCCACCTACGAAGACACAGCGGACATTCTCAGCGCCGAGTTCGCGAAAGGCTTCCTCGAAGGGGAGAAGGCCGCGGTGGACTCCACGACGAAAGCACTGGAACGACTCACGCCAGCGGCATCGTTCTTCGGTGACATTCTCGGAACGGTGTCGAACTCAGGGAAGAAGTTCAAAGGATTCCTTCTCGAAACCGCTACCGGTGTTACCGGATTCACTGAGGTTCTGAAAGTCGGTGGACTCGGAATCATTGCCTTCCTTGGCGCTCTCGCGATCGGGGGCGGTGCAGCGGTTGGAAAGTTTGCCGTCTCTATTCTCAGTGCGACCGGCAGCATGACGAGGCTCACAGCGGCTACTGGATCGGCCACAGTCGCTCAGGGGATTCAGACTTCCGTTGCCGGAAAGCTCTCCGCGGCAAACACTCAGCTGGCTCTCACAGCGAACGCAGTGGCTACCGGCAACATCAAGGCGGCTCTCTCGTCTCTCAAGGCTGCAGCGGCCCACACGATCGCAGCGGTGAAAACCAATGCCTTTGCCGCGTCGTCGATCATGCTTCGCGGTGCGCTCACTGTTCTCGGAACCAGCATCAAGTTCGTGACGACACTGATGAAAGCGTTTCTCGTGTCGCTCGTCACGAATCCGTTCTTCCTCGTCGCAGCGGCATTGCTCGCAGTAGGGGCCGTGATGATCAAGTTTGCGAATGAGGCAAAGAGAGCTCGAAAGGCTCTCGCCGACTATGCCGACGCATCAAAGGACTTGGTATCGAATCTCCAAGCTCAGCAGCGGGCGATCGAAACGTCCACCGATCTCATGAAGGCTCACACCGACGTTGTGAATGCCCTCACGAAAGCGAAGGCCGATCTTGCCGAGGCTGAACGGAACGGAACAAAGGCCATGCAGCAAGAGGCTCAGAAGAGAATCGCTTTGCTGGAAGATGAGCTTGAAAGCGTCTCGAAATACGACCGTGACAAACTGGCTCTCACTGAGGATGAGAAGCAGCGCATGGTTGATAAGGCCGCTTCCGACAAAGAGGTGAAGAAGGAAGCCCGTTCTGCAGCCCGTAGCCTGATGAATCCGGAAGAGCGGGTTGCCGACATTCAGCGTGAAGCAGAAGAGATTGCCAGGGCAAAGGCGAAAGCAGAGGATGAGATTCTGGCTCAGGAACTCACTCAGCGTGCTCAACAGGATGCCGGGGCCGATACGTCAGTAGCCCTTTCGGAAATCTCTACGCTCGAAGCGAAGCTGGAAGGTCTCAAAAAGGATCGTGATGCGATCGATCGGAACCTGAACAAGAATCGCGGTTTCTTCGGGGATGAGGAAGTCGAAAAGATGCAGAGCGATCTCCGTTCCGGAGAGAACACGGCAAAGTATTCGGTGTCTGATCAGGCGTCCGGAGACATCTTTCTCGCTCGCGAAATCGGTGCGAAGTCACTCACTGCCGGGGCGAGGAAAGCCGAGGTGGATGCCAAGCTGCAGGAGATTCAGCAGATCGGGAAGCTCGAAGAAGAACTGGCCGCTCTGTACAGCTCAGCGTTCGACAATCAGCAGGGTATCGAAATTGGACTGACTTCCGATTCGGAAATCAAACGTCTCGAAACTCAGATCGCACTGCGGAAACAGATCCGTGCCCTCAATGAGCAAATCCGTTCTGAGAGTGGGAAAGACAACTCCGAGAAGTCGGCGGAAGAAATCGACGCGGAGGCCCGGGCACTGGACAAGAAGAAGAGACAGCTTCAATCGCTCGAAGCGTTGGCTGATGGTGCCAGCGTGGACTTGAGTTCTCGAGCTGAGTCTCTGGATCAAACGAATCTCCAGATCAAAAAGGCTGAACTCCAAGAGGACAACGATCCTCTCAAAGCTGAGCAATTGAAGAACGAAGCTCGCATGGCTGGCATTCTGATCGAACGTCGCGGTGTCGATGCTCGTCTCGAAATGGAGCGGGCGATCGCCGGCATCAAGAACGAGGGTCTTGAGGCGACCATGAAGGAACTCGACTTTGAGCAAAAGAAACTCGATGTCGCACGGGAGCGCGGGAAACTCACCGATGAAGAGTTCGGTTCTCGATCGGCCGTCGTGGAGGCGAAGCGCGAGAAGTCTCGGATCGAAGCAGCCAAAGCCACAGTGAAGGCCCTGAATGAAACTCGCCTTCGTCAGTTCAAGCTGGAAGAAGAAGCGGCTCGTCGTGTCGGAAACCTCGAAGCGGCTGCGAACGCTCAAAGCAAAGCCGATGCAGTCACGGACATCGAACTGAAAAAGGATCTCGTGAAGCAGGCCAAAGAGCTATTCGATTCTGAGGTTGCTCGTTCCGGTTGGGTTCAGGCTCGTCTCGCAGGTGAGAGGGCTGAAAGGGAAACCCGTCGCCAGTTTGAAGAGCGGGACAAAGCTCGAAACCGTGAAGGCACTCGCACCGGTGAAGCGATCTCCATTGCTGAACTCAGGGAACAGGTTCTCAAGTCGGCGGGACGAACTCAGGAAGCGAAAGCGGAAAGGGACAAGGCCGATGCTCTGAAAGACAGCGAGCTTCGGAAGAAGACTGAACAGGATCTCATCAGTCAGGGATTCAGCGCGGAAGAAGCAGCGAAGAGAGCGGACACTCAGGTAGGCATTTCTCAGGCTCAGCGTGAACTCGATCGAATTGCGGAGATGGGAGACGGAAAGATCATCGCATCCTCTCTCGCTCGAATCGGAGGCGGCGGCGCCGTTGCCGGTACTGATCCGGTTGCTTCTCGAATCGACCGGTCGAATGAACTCCTCAAGGAAATCAGGGATTTGACAGGGAACTCTGAGGGTAACGTCATCACCATCGCAACCCAATGAGCGCATTCCCTTCCATTACCGGCATCAGGACTCATGGCAACACGGGCCTGATTTTGAAACAAGCCACTACGCAGACTCAGAAAGATGGTCTGACTACCGGGACTGCGGTATTCACCCATCCTATGAGGGGAGCTGATACCGCGGGGCCAATGATTGATTCTTCGCACCCGATGGTGAGTTGGCTTCGATGCGAGAAGAGAAACGTTACCTGGGGGCCGGGAATCGCGGTCATCAAATGCGACTTCGCCGGTCTGGATCCCAACGGGCCGGATGATACTCCACCGGTCTACGAGTTGCAGTTCGGAACCGGACAGGAACCGATCGAGATTCATCCCAAGTTCGCTTCGGAGCTTGGCGGGAAACCTTCGAGTCCACAGAACGGGGCGATCTACGTTGATCCTCAAGGCAATTTCACAACCGATGACCAGGTTGGAATGTTCGAGCGTTTCGCTATCGACTCTGATCTCGCTGGCATCACACACTTCCTCGATACCGTCAATATCACTTGGCGAATGAAGTACACAGCGCGGTCGAAGCCGAGTGGTATGGGGAACGTCGGAAAGATCGACTCTCCAGAAGGGGGGCCTCCAAACATCGGGGGGGCAAGGAATTGGCTTTACACTGGCCTCTCCTACACAGAACGTGGTGACGTGTTCTCAGTCGTGAAAGAGTGGAAAGGCTCTGGACGAAAAGGCTGGAACGGTCAAGTCTACGGCTGATGCAGGAGCTACTGTCAAAGCTAACACCGGTCAAAGCAGGCGATGATGTATCGGTTGTGGCGAGCGAGATGCGCATCAATGCGATGCAGGAGGCTATTCATGCCCTTGCCGCAGGACGGAACATCAACGCTGGATACGGTGTCTACAAAGGGGGAAGCCCCGGCGATGTGAACCTGTTCAGTGAACGGCAGCGATTCGTTCCACCGGGGAGACAGCCTCTTGAAATCTACGTGGTAGCCAAAGGCTCTGAGGAAGAGTACACCTACGAGGCCATGGTCACTCCCGGCGTGGTCTTTTCCTACACCGGAGAAGAGCTTGGTCACAAGAAGGTTCAGTTTCAGGGAGCTGAACTCGAAGTGGATGATCCGGAGCCTCCAAAGAAAACAGTCACCGGTGGAGAGACTGCCTACCTCGTGACTCGATGGATGTATCGTGATGACGCTCAGATGGAGCTTGTCACTGCCCTGATCGAAATCACTAACAGGGAGCCAAGACAGAACGAGTGTCGTCTCGCGAGAAAGATCGCTACTTTCGAGGCCGATGAAGCTACGGGCCGTGTGATCGTGAAGCAGGATTGGACGGGTAACCGAGACTGGTTTCGCTTCGATCCGATCGAGTGTTCCGGTTCGAGCTCGTCATCGAGTAGCAGTTCGAGTTCGTCCTCGAGTTCGCCGTCAAGCTCTTCTCCGAGTTCGAGTTCATCGTCTTCAAGTTCCGACAGTTCTGACGATAGTTCTTCGCCTCCCGACAGTTCATCTTCATCCGACTCATCGGACTCTTCTGATTCAGACGATCCGCCTCCAGATAGCTCGTCGTCTCCATCGCCTTCGGACTCAGACGATTCGGATGATCCTCCCGGCTCTGATTCTCCAAGCCCTCCCGGTTCAGATGATTCAGGAGACCCGCCCGGAGGAAGCGGCAGTGGTTCTGACAAGAGCACGGCTATCGTTCCTGCCTCGTTCCATGATACCGGTTACACGGCTCTGTTCATTGCAGAGATGCCGGAAGTCAGGTTCGATGATGTCGTGACTGTTACCGTTCCGATTCGAGGCCGGTTCACTCGCACGAAGATCGATCCTCGATACGTAGAGGTTTGCCACAAGGGAACCATTCAAGCTTGCGGTTGGAGTGCTGATCGTCCAGGTGGCGTCGGTATCAAGATTGACGGCGACATGATTTCGATCGAGACTGGATGGTGGAAGCGCCCTACGGAAGTAGTGATTCGACTGACAGCTATTCGCCGGGGATTCAAAGACATGAGATTCCCATCGCGAACAAGGAAGCAGTTTGAAGAGAACGAGGCGTTCATCAATTCGGCATACTCAGCGAGTGAATAATGGATAGCGGAAGTGGAGACGAACCAAGCGCACCAAGCGGAAGCGGTGACTTTAGCGATCCGTCGTTCCCATCCTATCCGAGTGAGCCATCGTTCCCGTCTTACCCATCGGAGCCTCCAAGCGATCCTCCAAGCGATCCGCCGAGTGATCCGCCGAGTGACCCGCCTTCCGATCCAAGCGGAAGCGGGGGTTCTGGCGGTTCCGATTCAGGGGGGAGCGGAGGTTCTGATTCCGGTGGAAGTGGCGGCTCAGACTCGGGCGGTTCAGGAGGATCGGACTCAGGAGGTTCATCCGGGGGTGGGAGTTCTGGCGGTTCATCAGGAGGCGGTTCGTCAGATGGAAGTTCGGGCGGATCCGGATCATCGGCCAATGACTCCAGTGCAGATTCGAGCGGTGGTTCCAGTTCAGGATCATCGGCAAACAGTTCTGATTCAAGCCCGTCCGGTTCATCGTCATCAGGTTCATCGAACAACAGTTCGAGTAGCGGAAGTTCTAAATCGTACTCGACCGTAGGTGAATCGATGGCAACATGAGTCGATGGCTGATAAAATCGACTGCGTTTGGATGCTCGGAAAGGATTCCGACTTTGATAATTGGGAGGTCAGATATTCCCTTCGATCTTGTCTCAAGAACTTCCGCGACATGGGGACTCCATGGATCATCGGAGTGATACCGGACTGGATTGATCGTAACGAGGTGCGGTGCATCGACTTCCCTGATCCCTACACTTCCTGCAAAGATGCGAACCTGATCGGGAAGCTCTTGCGGCTCACGTTCGAGGAAGATCTATCAGAGCGGTTCATCTACTTCTCCGACGATCAATTCGTTCTCAGGGATTGCGGCCGGGATGACTTCAAGCCCTACCATTGCGGGGATCTATCGAAGGACAAATTTCAGGACGCTACCGGTTGGAGAATGCGTCTCTACCAGACCTATCTCTACCTTGAGAAGCACGGGAAAACTACATGGTCAATGGACGGCCACGTTCCCTATCCGGTGAACAAGTCAGTGGCTCGAAAGCTTCTCGAAACGAACTTCGGAGCGGGGAAAGGCTACACAATCTTCACTCTCTACTACAACTGGTGTCACTTCCCGGAACTCGGAGTCGAACCAGTCGCGATCAACTCAGATCGAATCCGCGGGACACTTCACGGCGAGGACGTTCCCCGCGAAACCGTTCTCGACAAGATGGGGAAGAACCTGTTTTGCAACTTCAACAATGCCTCGCTTCGGAACTTCCACATTACCTCCTACATGGAGAGCACGTTCTCTGAGGTGTCTCCCTACGAAAAGGATGGGGGCGGTGAAATCCTCACTGACATGAGCAAAGTGGATTCGAGAATCGAACAGCTCAGAAGAGAACTGACGATCATGGAGCAAGCGAAGAAGATTGGCAATGATTGAACTCGGGTATCAAGTCCACGCGGTAGCTCGCTCAGCTCACCACAGCTTCATTGCATGGCTGGCCTCGGGCTGCAGGATGAGGCCGGTTTACTACCGGAACAATGTCGACCCATCGAAGAACCCTGACGAGTGGGATACTCGCTCGAGGATCGAAGGGCTGCAGCGAATGGCTGAGTTCAAGGATGCGAAAACCGTGATCGAAAGCGGGGAGGTTTGGAGACTCGACGCCCCCAGGTTCATCGAAGTGAAGCGTAGCAGGGTTGTCATCTTCATGCGCGATCCGTTCAACAATCTCGCGAGCTACGTGAAAGGCTTTCGGAAAGAAGGATCTCCAAGACTCAGGCCGGAGCCGACGTTCGCACGGGAGCGATGGATCTACCTCGCGAAAGAGTCTCTTCGTCATACTGAGCAGCTGGACAACGTGACTCTCGTTCTCTTCCACAAGTGGCGATACGATCCGGTCTACCGTCACTACGTCGCGACTCAGCTTGGCATCACTCCGAACGAAAGGCTGGTTGAGCATGTCGTCTCAGCGATCGGGGGAGGCTCTTCGTTCGACGGCCTGCAGTATCGCGGGAAGTCAGGAGAGATGGCGGTGCAGGAGCGATACAAGATCATGAGTGACGACGATGAGTTCCGGAGCCTGATCGACGACGAGGTGATAGATCTTTCCCGCGAACTGTTCCCTGACATAACAGAAGAAGCAGTATCCTTCCTTGGCCTATGAGCAAAAACGCAATCATCGCCTTCGCTATCGGGAACCATTGCCGCGTGAACATGAAACGCGCTCAGCTTTGGTTCGAGTCCCTTCGCACGCTCGGAGAGTTCGATGGAGATTTGATCTTCCTTCACGGGAAGATGCTTCAAGGAACCACGTTCCCGGATGAACTCAACGTGACGACACATCAGATCGGAGGATGGCGACCGTTCAAGAAAGCCCGGGCGAATATTTTCAAACTGGTCATCAACAAGCATATCGATCTCTCTGGATATGATCTTGTTCTCGGGATGGACTGCGACCTTTGCGCGATGGGGCCCGTCTCTGTCCTCTTCGATGAGTTCACCGGTGGAGTTCAGGCGATGCAGGTCGAAAGGCCCTTCTCGAAATGGTTCGATGAGTCCGACCACTCCAGCTTCAAAGGAAGGGCCGGTTTCAATTCGGGTGTGATCCTCACGGAAGGCTCTCAGTTCGCCTCTCTCTGCGAGCAATGGCTCTCGGTTCACATGGAGAGGGAGAAGACGCTGCGACGGTTCAGCAGCTACGCAGATCAACACAGCTTCAATCTCATGGCCCTTCGTGGAGTCGTAGAGGTGAATCCCTTTGAGGAATACCGCGTGATGACTGCGAACCCCGTGGCCGGCTACGACCTAAAGGACAATTCAGTCTACCCGAAGACTCGAATCATCCACTACACAGGGAAGAAGCCGGGAGAGAAAGTCGCACCGATCTACTGGCACTATTATTCTCGTCTTGGGATCCCGTTGGGAGCGCCGGAGATTCCTTAGCCCTTGAGAGTGGCCTCGATCATTTCCCAATTCTCTTTCTCGACTCCCTTGTTCTTGAGAACGCACTGGTAGGGAATCGATTTTTCACGAAAGACGAGGCAGGTCTTGTCCTGATGCCTCTGATCGAATCCGATCTTTGTGACAACGTGATCAGCGGCGAGGTCGAAAGTGTGAACGTCTCCCCTTTGGTGGGTGTGATCATCGCCTACCCCTTGGATCTCTTCACCGGTGAAAGTCATCTCGACATTCGGGTGGATGATGCGCGGAGGTTTACCGGCGAGGCAGTCAGTCTCCAGTGCCTCATGGCTGGCCTCGTGTTCTACTACCTCGTAATCATAGAACAAGTTCCGGATCGCTCCCTTCAACGTCACGCTATCGAATTCGCTGCGATGATTGTGAAGTGATCTCGCGACGGCCGGAATGTCCTTCGAGTAGAAGTGGTACTTGTGTTTGATACCGCGTCGATCTTTCCCCATGATCAAGATGATCATTCCGAAGCCGTGATAGTACGGTGCCTTTTTGCATTTCCTTCGCAGTTCATCTATCGTCGGGAGTTCGATCATGGTTTCGGATTTTACCCCCTCAGAATGAAGAAAGCAACGGTCATAGGCGCTGGAATATTTGGAAGCGTTCTTTCAATGCGCCTATCGGACAACGGTTATCGGGTAGACCTTCTTGAGAAAGGTAGCGAGGCCATGCTCGGAGCGAGTGAGAAGAATCATTGCCGGTACCACTACGGATTCCACTATCCTCGATGCCCGGAGACCGTAGCTCAAATCAAGTGGGCCGGGAATCATCTCACGCAATACCTGGGGCTGTTCCTCGACTATTTGCCCCACTACTACGGAATTGCCGATTCAGGATCGAAAATATCCTACCAAGATTTTTCTAAATTCGCTGAAACAGTCGGTCATTTCATGCCTTGCTCGAATGAAGCGATCAAAAGCGTAGAGGGGGGAGGTCTCGCAGACGAACCAGTCTGGAATCTCTCGGAGCTTAGGCAGGCGGTGACAAGGCGGCTTCAATCCGATCCAAACATCAACGTGTTCCTAGATCATGAAGTGAAAGACGAAATTCCGAAGGGGATTGTCTTCGACTGCACCTACCGCGGGGATGGCGTTCCCGATGTAAAAAAACAGGAGTGCTTCATGCTTGAGTACGAGGGGTTGCCTCTCAATGGCAGTGCGACAATCATGGATGGCCCTTTTTGCTCGCTGATGTCGTCAGGGAAGAACCGTCATCGTCTCTGGCATGTCACGGAATCAGTTCAGGGAACGCCGGGGTCTATGGTGGATGAGTCCCTTCGATTCTTTCCGTTCCTCAAAAGAAGCAGTCGTTCAAAGTTCAAACTGGTTCGCACGATACCAGTCCAGAAGGTTTTCGTTCCGACCGGGGGCGATGGGAAGCCGACGAGAATTGTTGAGCTCGAGGATCGTATTGCCATCATCGGAGGAAAGATGCAGACTGCACTGATGTTCGCCGACAAAGCGATCGCCATGCTATGACCCAGCTGGAATTCTACGCTGAAAAATACTCCCCGGAATCAGGACTCCACATCTCGGGGTCTACACTTCTCAAACTGAGAGGGCTTCCCCGAAAAGTCTCCGACATTGATTTGTCAGTGAAGCACTGCCACTTCGATGAAGCGGTGGACTTCCTGACTGAGAACTTCTATCCCGATTCAGTAGAGCAACACGTTCGAGCGAAGCGGTTCATCATCCGGAGCCATGCGCCGAAAGGGAAACAGTTCAAGTTCGATGTCGTCGCTGACATTGGAAGGATGAAGGATCGATACCCGGAGGGCGGGCTGACAACGATCGATGTCCACGGAAAGGAAGTGAGTGCGTTCTCAATCGAGTACGCCATTGCCTACAAGTTTCACTGGCTCGTGACTCAGGTGAACGGCATCCGTCCGAAGCATATCTTCGACATTCAGTGGTCAATCACTCATCTTGAGTTTGATCGTGATCTTTTCCGGGCAATGATGAAGGATCAGTACGGTGACTTTGACCAGGACAAAGCGAGACGTAGGATCGAACCTCTCTGGAAGAACTACAAGCAGTGCGTCAATCACTTCAACGTAAAATCCCCACCCTACCCAAAGGCTCTCGAAATTTGCTTCTCTCTGCTATGACAATCGTTTTCGGCTCAACCGGCTCAATCGGATCTCACTTCTGCGAACACACGATTCACAAGCCCATCATCTTCCGTCCGACCAAGGAAGAATTCGACATGGCGAATCCGAACTACGCAGTTCCCAATGAGGGAGTGAAGAACGTCGTCTTTGCTCAGGGATTGAACCCTGAAATCATAGCGAATCAGAATGCCAGTAGAGCACGTGAGATGATGGCCCTGAATGTCCTCGGGCCACTCGAAGTGATCGAGGCGCTTCACAACTACGGGAACACTGAGATGTCTTTCGTCTTCATCGGATCAATCTCCGCTCGTAAGGGAAGCGTTGATCCTTCCTACGCTGCAGCCAAGTCCGCTCTCGACGGGATGATGGCCTCGTTGGTGAAGTCCTATCCGGACAGTCGATTCAACACGCTCTCTCTCGGACTCGTTTCCGGATCCCGGATAGCCAAAGCAATGGGAGGGAAGGGAAGGCGGCGACACGCTCTCAATATGGGAGGCCGTCTCGTTCAGAAGGCCGATGTGACGTCGGCGATCGATTTCATTCTCTCGAATGGCTCCATGAACAACTCGAATCTGTCCCTCGATCGGGGATTCAGATTATAGGTTGTCGATATTGTGAGCGCCCTTGTGCCCTCGCTTCCGGGAACGTCCGTTCGCTCTTCGACGCTTCACTTCGGGTGGAGTGAAGCCGTGGGGAACCTCGTAGATTGAGGGATTGGGAAAGCGTTCTCGCAGGGCCTCGATGACGTTCGGATCGGTTGAGGATACCGGATCGATGGCAGTGAACATGCAGTGATCAAAAACCTTCTTGATGTCAGATCGACGATAATCCTCCAGCCAAATCGGTTTGAAAACGTGATTTCGGATTTTTTTCACAGGGGTTTCCGCGACGTTGTGATACAGCTCCACGTTGATAAAATTCCTGTCCCATGCCGCGGCGAGAAGTTCAGCGGCTTTCCCGTAGTTGATCAGGTGCGGAATATGGCCCTCGATTCGATGATGGGTGTGCCCGTTCTCTCGGAGCCAAGTCATCGTCCGGTTGAGATTGTTTCTCCACTTGCTTCGAGCGCGTACCATTCTCCCAGGCAATGTGTAGGGGCCGAAATCATCGACGGACTCGATGGACGAAAGAGCGAATTGATCATCGTTCCACCACACGAAATGCTTGTCAGTGGGGGTTCCTCTTCCGACTTCGATTGCGGCGGCCGCGGCGAGCTTCAAAGTGATGTTGCTCTCTCGCTTCCTCTTGAACGGATCCGGAAAGGGAATGTGATGAACCTTGTCACTGACGCATCCCGGTTTCCTTCCGATGATGATGATTCGATCGAGTAGGGCTGGATCTACGTTCTCTGCGATGGATCGAAGGGCGATTCTCAGCTCCCAATCGTTCAATTCAGAACTCGGGCCGATGGGAAAGATGATGTCTATCATGGGAGGTATCGGTAAATCGTTTCGATGCAGTCTGCGTAATCAGGGGATTCAGGAAAGCTGCCTCGCTGATCGTCGAAACCGAGAAGGAACTCTTTCCGGTCGATTCTCGGGTCATTCGGCTTCAACGGGGGAACGGCGAAATCGTCGCAATACTTCTCGATCGCTTCGATGAACCGTCGCTTCGATGGGATCTCTCTTTCGATGAACCACCAAAGATCGTAGATGTCTTTCCCGCGAAAGATCTCCCGGCCTTGGCTGAACCAAAGGAGCCAGATTATTTTGATCGCGAGTATTTCCTCGAGGCGAACACCCATCATCGAACACCCATTGAAAAACATCGGTTCCACGATCTCTTCTCGCCGGCGATCGAATGATTCGGTAGTCAGACAATCGAAGTGATAGCCATAGACCTCCAGCTTCCGGCAATGAACGATGTCACGCTCATTGGCTACCATCATCTTCTCTTTCGTGATTTCCGGCTCGTATCCGAATCGATTCTCCAGATAGAGCTCGAACTCTGAGAAGTCCTCAGTGGCGACCATGACGTCCAGATCGTGAGGCTTTCGTGGAAGGCCGTAGGCGTAGTGAAGGACTGCAGAACCAGCGGGGAAAACAAGTTGGGGCTTTACCGCTACGATCCGAATCCTCTCTGGAACTGAATCAAAGGTCATCGGGTAAGAACCTTTCATACTTGAGTAGAAGACGCCAGGCAAGAGCTTTGCATCTCCCCCGGAGAGGCTTCTTTCTCCCGATCATGTTTCGGATCATTGCTTTCTCCATGTCGGTGAACTCTTCTCTCGGAGCATTCTCCCACAAGTATCTCAGTTGCAGTTTAGGCCGTCCCTTCATGTTGACACTTTTCCACGAAGTGTATGCCGCGTCCTAATCATCTGAAACGAAAGCGGCGAAAGAAATCCAAATTGAAACCCATGAAAAATCCATTCGCCAGTAAAACTGTTTGGGGTCTTGTGATCCTCGTAATCAGCAACATTCTCGTTCGCTTCGGTGTCGAGTCTCCATCTGAACAACTCCATGAGAGCGTGAACTTTCTCAGTGCAAATTGGGAACTGATCTCGACGTTTCTCACCGCCGTAGGTGCATTCCTCGGTATCTGGGGCCGGAAAGACGCCAAGAAGCCTATCAGCCTCAACCCGTTCAAAGGGGCCGGAAAAGTGGTCGGAGTGTTCATCGCGACTCTCTGTTTCTTCTGCCTCTTCCTGTTCACGAGCTGTGCAACCTCGCCTTCCATCGGATTCAATGATGCCGGGGAACCTCAAGGCTGCGTTCAGCTGATCGGACTCGGGCCGGTAGACCTCACCGTTTGCGCCGACAGATCGAATCGCGATTAAGCCGATTCCAATTCAATTCCCGTTGACGGCCCGCCTCTTTGTTGAGACGGGCCGTTTCCGTTTCTGCACAAAATGAAAACGCTTCTCTGGACAATTCGCTGGTACCTCAATAACTGGACTGATGATTCACGACAGGCGCTTTTGCGTTTGGTGAATCGGGCTCTCGGAATCGTTGAGCCGGTCGAAGTGGAAGGCATCACTGAGAAGGTCATGGATGCCGAAACCGGCGAAGTGACTCTTCGGGTAAGGCCGAATGCCCGGGAACTCTACTATCCGGACGCTCGCACCGACTTCCCCAAGTCTCGAACTCGAGGCAGCTATCCAAAGGGCGGGCCAGAAGGTGCTCTTGTTCACTGGACTGCCGGCCGTCCGGAACAAACTCTCGATGCGGCCATGGCATACCAGGCCAAGCGTGGATTCACGTATTTCTGCATCGATGCTGATGGAAACGTGGGTCAGAACTTCCCCCTCAACCGCCATGGCTATCACGGCGGAAAGTCATATTGGCCGAAGTTCGGGAACTATGTCAGCAATCGAATTGTCGGCATCGAAGTTCTCAATCCCGGAGTCGTCGACAAGAGCAATGCGCCTTGGTTCGATGATGACCTTCACTATGACGAAAGCCTGATTCGTGTCGTCACGAAGAAGGTGGACAACATGGCTGCAGGCCGATACTACAAATACACTGAGGCTCAGGAGAAGTCTCTGGTTCGCCTTCTTCTTTGGCTCGATCGCAACTTCGCTGAGTTCGATCTCGATTATGTTCTCGGACACGATGAGGTGTCTCCAGGTCGAAAGGTTGATCCGGGCGGATCGCTTTCAATGTCCATGCCTCGATTCCGTGAATTCCTCAAGAAGAAGAAGGCTCAGCTGAAATGACACCAGAAGAAGTAACAGAGGCGGTAATCGCCGGAGTGAAGGCATCCAAAGAGGGAACTCACCCCGGGTGGAAAATGCTAGGTGGAATCCTCAGTATTTGCAGTTTGATCTTCCTAGCAGGAGGGGGTTGGCACCAACTCAAGCAGCTTGGCACCCAAACCGAGGAAAACAAAACGGAGCTGAAAACAGAGTTCAACTCAAAGCTCACTCAGGCAGTCTCCGACCTCAAGGATGATATGAGTGAAGATCAGCAAGGTCTAAAGGATCTCGTTCAGGAGGTGAAGAACATGAAAGAGGTTCAGATCCAGCGAGGTTCAGCCATTGATAAGATCGCGACTCTGGACAAGCGAGTCTCAGATGTATCTGCATCGAACGCAGAGAGAGCGAACAATGCTCAGGAGCGAATGAATACTCTTTTTGATCTCCTAAAAGAGAATGCCGCCCGCCTCTACGAAATCGAAAAGCAGAGCGGCGATCGCATCAAGCGAACTCCTCTTGAACGATGGATCATTCAATTCGAGAAGCAGAATCAAGAATTGGATGTCCCTGAACTCGGGCACTAGAGCAAGTCAGGCTGAGTAGCGTTCAGCATTTCGGCCCGTTGAAGCTCGCCGTCGAACTGCATTTCGACAGGATCGAATAGGCCGGTGTTCCTGCCCTTCAATGAGAACAAGTCCATGTGAGGATTGTCGTTGCCCCATGGTCGGTTGATCGCCCAAATCTGATCGGCATCGGCCTCGATCTTTCCTGATTCTCGCAAGTCGGACATTCGAGGGGCCTTCTGTTCCTTCTCTCGCTTGTCCTGATCTCGGTTGAACTGAGCGAGAATCAACCCAGGCACTTCGAGTTCCCGGAGCATGTTCTTCGTTCCGGTGGAGATTGCCGCGGCCTTCTCTTCGCCGAACAGGTTGGGATCCTTCTTCACCATCTGCATGTAGTCCATGGCGATGAGTTTGACGCCGTGCTTCACAACCATCTGACGGCCACGAGAACGGATCTCTTCGATCGGCATGTCGGGAGTGTCGTCGATCACGAGCATTCCCTTTGCGATCAGATCCTTTGCAGAATAGAAGCGAGCCCTCTGTTCTGCAGTGACCATGGCATTCTCGACTTTGAGCCAGGAGACACCGGAGAGGTGAGAAGCGGCGCGTTGCATCAGATCCTCGGCAGGCATCTCGAGCGAGAAGATTCCAACCGGAGCGCCTTCGACTCTGGCAGCGTGGAGAGCGATTTGCAGCATGAGAGCCGTCTTTCCTGCTGAGGGGCGAGCGGCGAGAACAGTCATCATGCCGGGACGTAGCCCTCGCACGATGTTGTCGATGTCCGGAATGCCCGTCATGATTCCGCGGGGAACCGGTGTCGGATTTGCGAGGTATTCCTGCAACCCGATCAGCTCTTGCGCGAGAACTTCCGCACCGTCTTTGAAGCTCAGTTGGCTTTCCCGGGCCTTCCTGATCTTGAGAGCGGAAGTCTCCAGCCAATCGAGAAACGTGTCCATCGAGTCGCCTACACCGAAACCCATCGCCTTCTCAGAGAGCTTCCCGCAATAGCTCATGGCAGTCCGGAGGATCCGCTTGTCTCGAATGAGCTTGAAATAATCGACATGGAGGCCCATCGGAACACTGTCTTCGCAGATGTCGGCGATGTAGTTTTCCGTCAGATCCTTCGGACGCTTCTCCAGTTTGGCTACCTTCTCGGCAATGTGAACCTTGTCGATCGGGAGTCCCGCTTGCCACAGATCTTGAACCGCGACGAAGAACTGCTGATGAGCGGAGATTCCAAAGTCCAGCGGTACGAGCGCCGGCAAATCATTCCCTACGATGGTAGGGTTCTGCACGATCAGGGTGAGAAGGCTTCTCTCAGCTTCGGGGTTTTGAAGTCCCGATGGGCCGGAACTTGATTGTGGATTTTGTTGGGACGGATGGTTCATCAAAGATTGCGGTTACATGGGTGAAAGATTTCTGAACGTCGGCGGCTACATGGGAAAGCCGTGCGCTTGCTCTCATGAGAGTGGAGAAGTCAAAAGGAGTTTTTTGCGTCTCAAACCTCATCGAGACTGATGTAAAGCTGGCAGGCTTCTTCAAGTTCCGGCCTCTGGCGATCGCAAGATGACCGAGTATCACAGATTTCATGTCCTCACGAGAGAGAAATTGATCGTCTCGGATCGGTTCGAGTATTAGGCCGTTCACCCATCCTTTGCCTGGGTGGTAATCCCACATCTTGCTCGCGGGAGTCATGAACTTCGAGATGTTGGTAGGGCCGTTGAATCCCATGAAGGTCAATCCCGGAAGCCAGCCGATTTCTCGAAGTCGCTTTCGCCGGCATTTCGAGCTGCCTCCAACTCTAGGTCTTGTGTCGAGTCGATTCATAACTGGTTCCAGCGGTCTTTTTCGTAGATGCCGTCTTCGAGCTCAATGTAATGCTCATGACTGAATGTTCGCGGATTCATCGCCGGCTTCTTTCCTTTCGATCTGAGGATGGCAGCGGACTTGGAAGCGATCTCTTTGAAGCAGATAACGGCAGCGACGATCGAATCAAACTCATCGATCATCTTCCCGTTGCGATCACGCACCCTGTAAATCGTTCCCCCCTGCATGTCATGGCAGGTCAGTTCACAGTCCCAATAAACAACCGATTTGGACTTTGAAACCAGTTCGTCTTCTCGGATTGATCGACCGCTCTGAGTGCGTTCGACGCAAAGGAACTCTCTCACCTTCTCCAAATCGGTTTGTAACAGGTAGGCTAGGCTCATTCAAAGTAGGGGGTTAGGTAGGCTCCAGCATCGGCGGCTGAGAACTCTTCGATGAAATCATTCAGATCCGTCTTCGGGCGGCCGCCAAAGTTGCAGACCCGAAAACCGGCGATGGGCGCGAGTTGTCCACCCCATCTTTCTGAGGCGTCTTTTCCCGCCTCGTCGTTGTGTTGGACTTGAACCACTCTCTTGCCCCGGAAGAACGGAAGGCTCTTTTCGTGGAAGGGAGAGACGCCAAACATGCCGACAGGCTTCCACGGGTAGCCATAGATGCAGCAAATCTCCATCGCGCATAGAAAGTCAGGGCCTCCCTCGGCGAGAAGAATGTCGGGATGATCCCCCACGTAGGAGATTCCAATCGGCCATGAAGCCCATGAACCAGTGATCGTGAGGCTCTTCACCTCTCCCCAATAAGGCTTCCCGTCGAGTCTTCGTGCCTGGGCGTTCACTTTCACCTTGTCGGTAATGACGAACGACCGGTGATTTTCCACTTGGCAAAAACCGACGAAATTATTCCTGACTGCGTATTCGATCGTCTCAGGTTGGAGAAAGCGAAGTCTCGCCAGTGCCTCTCGTTCCTCTTTGGATCCCGGATCAAGTTCCGGAATCGAAGGAAGATCGCGAGGTTTCATTGTCCGGCGCCGGCGAGTGGGGCGGTTCGTCGGATTGTAGTCCTTCCCCTCGTCGACATGGATTCCCAATCGACCGGCCAAACGCTTCACCGCATCGGGGAACTCAACCCCGTCATACATCTGCACCCACTTGATAGCGTCGCCACCGGCCTGACACCCGAAGCAGTGAAATATCTGCCGTTCCGGGTTCACGTTGAAGCTACCGCTCTTCTCGTTGTGGAAAGGGCAGAGAGCTCGCCAGCTCGTTCCGGCCCTCTTGAGTTCTAAGTGTTCCCCGATCAGAGCAACGATGTCCGTGTCGGCGAGGACACGCTGAATCGTTTCCTCGGGGATCATTCGATTTCAGGGTAGAGTTTCCCCTCGATGGTGAAGGTTGGGGTACCGTTAGAAATCGCTCGTGATACAACGATTCCGTTTTGATCTCGAACGTCGAAGCTATCTTCGGGCTGATGCTTCACCGCCAGATCGCGAGCAACGGCGCTTACTGATTGACTCCCACTTTTCAAAAGCAGGGATTTTCCTACCTCAACGACCGGAGCCAGATCTTTCCCGGCGAGGAAATACTCGACCTGATTGAGAGTCCGCTCTTTCAATTTCTTGAGAGCTTTCTCGGCTTCGAGCTGGTTCTCTCGCTTGTCGACGCTGTGAATCTCACCGTCCTTTTCGTAGCAGATGAAGATCATTTGTAGATGTTGTTTTCTCCCATTTCGATTCCATCGATTTGAACAGTCGCTCCATCCTGGGACTCAGACCAGTTGATGTTGGTTACCAGAAAGTCTTTGTCACTGAACATATCGATCTTGAAAAAAGAAGCCATCGTGAGACGGGGCACTACCCCCGGGCCGGCAATAAAATAGGGCGATTTCACTATTCGATCATTCAGCTTCTCCAGTGCTTTCTCAGCTTCGTGCAGAGTGGGATAGCTTTGGAACACCTTCAATTCTTCATCTTCCAAGTAGCAGATGAATGTCGGTGGAACTGGCATTTCGTCGTCGATCATTGTTTGCCTCTGTTTTTTGCGATCTCTACAAGAAACCGGTTTTTAGTTTCCTCGTAGGAGTCGAAAACTTCCCGTCTGATGTTCGGATCAGAATACTCGTACTTCTCTTTGATGAAGACGATCGCCATTTCAGTTCTGGCCTTGATGCTGATCGGGCGAGCGGCGATGAATCCTCGAAGGATGCTCCAACCCATGCTCTCCAGGTCGGACTTTACTTCATCCGGGAAAGATGGCATTCCGAATGATTCCTGTCCTATGACATCAATCAGGGCGGAAAACTCTTCAAATATTCGAGTCGTTCGATTGTAGTTTTTGCTGCCTCGCTGCCAGCCCCATTTAAAAACGAAGTCACTCCCGTTCTTCCGAGCCTCGATCTCTAAGTCGATAGTGAAAGGGCCCATTTCCCCTGATGCAGTTGCTTTCGGATTTTTCACCCGAAAGCCCTTCGACATCATCGTTTGGCATTGCTTGTGATTGAATTGCGGTATTTCTTTCATGATTCTTTGATGAGAAGGTATTCGTCGGCAGTCTCTTTCAGCATCCCGGATCTCATCGAATTCTTTGTCGCCGTGATTGTCTGGTAAACCCACTTCTCGGGGGGGTAGAACTCTTCGATTTGCTCGAACCTGTAGTAACTGACGACGGCTTTCGCTTTGCAGGAGTTCAGCTGTTCAGCCAGGAACACGTGATCGGCCGTCTTGATCGTCCTCGAGTAATATCCCTCGGTTCCGAAGTAGGGAGGATCGCAGTAGAGAACGGCATTCGATCTCCTGCCGTAGTTCTCGATGATTTTTTGATAACTCTGATTCTCGATGCAGGTATCCATCCAGAAGTCGGCGAGCTTGGAGAAGTCGCGAAGTCTTGATCGAAAGGTCTTGGCTTCCTTGATGAACGTGCGGTCACTGGCGCTCACTGAGAAGCCCCCGTTGCTCATCTTCCCGCCGTAGCTGTAATTCGACCGGAAGAACGTCGCAGCGGCTCTCTCGACAGGGGGGAGCGAAGCGAAGGATCTTCCCCCGGCCATGTAGATTTGATGATACCGGTCGAACTCGGCGCGGGACATCGGAAAGGCTTTGAGGAATTGAAGAAGCTCGCGACGGCGCTCTCGAAGGACTCGGAAGAAGTTCACGAGGTCACCATCGACGTCGTTGTAGACTCGCTTGTCGAAACCGGCATTCATGACGACGCTTCCGGATCCCCCGAAAACATCGACGAGAAGATCGGCGCCCGTGTCGTGGAGTGCTTTTCGGATATGGTTCATGATTCGGAATTTGGAACCGATGGATTTCAACGCTATCATCCTCGGTAATTGATTGCTCTGATGCCGTCCGGAGAAGGGCAGGCGATTCGATTGAAAGCCGACAAGGTGAATTGAGCAGTGAACTCTTCCGTGCGAACAAAGATCATCGCGAAATCATCGGGGCGCATCCTGACTCGGTATCCTGTGTGATCAAATGGAACGACGATCTTCTGTTTGAGCGGTTCGCATCCAATGTGGAAGGGAACGACCTTCAACCTTTCGGCCCGGGCGATCGCAAACCAGTATGCTTGCAGATCGGCATACCACTTCTGATCGCTCAGGACTTCAAACTCAGGGCCGGTCGGTAGCGCCATTATGAATCGACGAATCCCTCAGTCTCGAGTTCGGTTGCAATATCCTCCCATCCCTCGGAGCGAGCCGTCGTGATCATCTGAGTCCCGCGGACAAGACGCTCGCCGGCCATGTCGAAAACGTGACTGTTCCCGATCTCGACTCCGTTCTTCTCGCACCATTTCAGAAGCTCAGGGTGAGAGATGTCGATCCGCTCGCCTTTGTTATTCAGGCCAAGCCAGTATTCTTCGGTTCCGAATTTCATATCAATCGAAGTGATTATTCCCAAGGGTGTAGATTTTGAATTTCCCATCCGGCCAGTCGTTGTCCGAGTGGTAGTTGTTATATGTGATCCGCGCTCTCAGCGGAGATTTAGAAATAATGAAATGCCAAGCGAAAACCCTGACGTTGAATATGGAATCGCTCATGATTTCTTGTTCCACTCACTCTCCATGATGATGTGTTCGCACTCCCGGCATTCGTGAACATAGCTGTACCAAGGAATGGTGTGTTCTACCGTGGCGATTTGCTCAGTGTTGCACTCGGGACACTCAATGACTTCTTCGTGACTCCCGACGCTTGGAAGTCCACCGATCTTGTCGAGTGCCGACTTCGCCTCAGCCTGCAGGAAGAGGCGCGTTCCGTATTTCTTCGCTATCTCAGCATCACTCCAGTTGATCTTCCCATTCGCTTTATCGTCTTTGCCGGCGAGCGTTGGAAAGGATATTCGGGCCAGTGCTTTGGTGGCGATCTCTAGTTTTTCGGTGTCAGTCATGAGAGTAATTTAGCGATGTGTTCCTTGGATGCTCCAACGGGTTTGAAATCTCGCCATATCGTCATTTCAGCGAATTGAGTTCCGTTGTCGAGAGTGATTGCGTAGGTGAGAGTGTCTTTCCGGGCGAGCACGAAACCTGTCTTTGTTGTGAGGCTTGGGTGCCTGCCTGTTAGAATAATCTTCGCTCCGACTTCGAGATTTGGCCTAATGCGTTGGAGTGCCTTCTCTTTTGTATTTCGGAGTTCAACCGCGGCTTCCATGAGGGAGTGAACCTCGGCATACAGGTCACAGATATTCCGGTTGAAGTCATTCAGCATGTCGAAGAACGCGACGGCCTTATCGTGCCAGCAATCACAACCGTTGCAGAAATCCCCCTGTCCGAAGTCTACGGTGCCAGGGCCATAGTCACATTTGATCGCGCTCGAGTTCTCAAGCTCTTCGTACTCGCCTTCCTCCCAATCGTAGTGTTCAGGCTGAGCGCCATCGTAGTAGACCTTGTTGCACTCGCACTGAAAGACAGGGCCTCCCCCCGTGGAGAAGAACTGTTCGATCAGTTCGATCTTTCGATCTCGTCTCATGAAACTGCAGGGTGAAAGTCCTGAACTCTGAGCTCTCTCGGGAAGTCGCTCATGTCGGTGTAGTGGTTCCTCGGCTCTCGCTTGCTGAGTCCCGCGCCGGTCTTGCTATCGTGCCAGTACGAACCGAGCTGCTTCATGAAGATCGGAACGCCATACTTGCAGGCTATCTCAGCGATCTCTCTGGCCCACTCGATGTCGAAGCGACGAGCTTCACTCCCGGACTCTCCACCGATCAGAAACCACATCTTCTTCCGCATGTCGGGAGTCAGATGCTCCATGTAGGCTTCGAGCGGATCCGCGATGGATTCGAGAAGTGGCTCGATCGAAAGGAAAACACAGGACGATTCAACCTCGAAGAGATAGTTCGCCCGGGCCATCGACTTCGCCGTTCCGACCGTCGTTCCGAAAGCTACGTTCTCGGGAGCGCGATCGGCAAGCCAGTCGATAGGAACTTCCTTCTTGATCCGGCGAGGCCGCTTCGTGAGAAGCAGGAAGCGAAGATGAGGGAATGCCTCAACGGAATCGAGGAACTGACGGCGAGGATCAATGAGGCGATCGTCATCCTCGAAGATGTCGCTCATGGAGTTGATGAACACTCGGCGGTTTCGCTTCTGACTGATCGCGTCCCTCTCGGACTTCGCGATCTCGAGCATCGCACGTTCAATGCGAATCCACCGGTGCTTCTCAGGCCCCCAATGAACCTTCCCATCGTCGAAGAGCGGCCCTCTCATCGAGTCGAGTTCCCGGGCGTAGCAGTGATCGCACTCAGGGCCGGCTTCGGTGCATCCCCACCAAAGATTCCGAGTGTCGTCTGTCCATCCAATTTTTGAATCAGTTGCCATGTTACTTCGTGAGTCGATCTTGCTGCCTCTTGAGGCGTTCGAGTTCTGCGATCATGAGCGCCGTCGCTTTGATCAGGTTCTCGCCTGCCGTTTCAGCAGGCTTCCAGTCTTTCGCCTCCCAGGGCCATTCCTTCGGAGGCTTCTTCATCGTGTCATTGCCGACGTTGATCGCGGCGTAGGCATAGCTCAGGGCCGCATCGAGGATTTCACCTCGAACGTGCATGTCGTCGTGAACGGGGCCAAAGCCATGTTTGTGAACCTGTCTGAGTCGTTCGTGAATCACATCGAAGACGACAGGGCCGGAGAGGATCATAGCGAGAATACTCTCGACGCCATGGCTTTCGTAGATCCCGGTTTTGACTGCACCGTTCCTGCACTTGAGGACGTTCACGCCATTTCCAACCAGCGGCGCCAGTAGGATGACATCTCGCGTTGCTGCGTTCGGAATGCTTTTCAGATCGGCTTGTCGCCACTCGGGGTGTTTGAAGGATGATATAATCATGATGGTTTTTTGGTTTGAAACGACTGGCACCATGCTCGCCACTTCATTGTGTCTCGCATGATCTCGTCGCTTGGTTGAGATTCGATGTAGTGATAATCAGCCATGATTCCCCAATAGCTTTTGCTTCGAGGGCTCATAGTAACGTGGTATCGCGAGACGGAACTCTCGTCGATTTGATAGGCGTAGATGGCCTCGTTGTCGGAAGGCTTGTCGGTGAGTTGATCGAGCGCATCGACGACACCGGTAGGGCCATCGATCACGACACGAAGCAAGATGGGAGTCCGTTTCAGTTGCAGTTTTGATTCGGCTGCAGGGCCGTTGTGGAACTTGATCATGATTCAGTTTCTTCTTCTTCGAGTTCGTCGAAGTCCTCGATTACTTGGCAGTTCGTAGCGCCACAATCGGGACATTCGGTGTGAGTGAGATTGGTCAAAGGCCCTTGCCAAGTAACCTCAGTGCTTCCGCAGATTGAACAGATCATCATAGCTGCCAGCATTCGGGATCCAGACAGGGGATTAAGCCGGCGTGATTGCCGTCGCACTTCTCAAGAGCGAAGTCGTAGAAGTTCAACCGGCCTTTCGAGGGAACGAAATCGAGCGGCTTCGAATTCTCGAGTACGAAACCTTTCGGCCCGAAGAACCAGGGCGATTCACTCTCTGTCACGCAGTCGGTGACAGTGGAGTAGCCGACGATTCCGCCAGTTTCGAGGTCTTGCCAGTCGGGAATGTCGATACCGAATTCATCGAGACACTGTTTCCGGATTTGGAAGTAATCGCGTTCGATTGTCATGCTGGCGTGAACCAGAAAGACACCTCGGAAGTGAGTGTTCCAAGATCGGTTTTCGATGTCTTTATGTCCGTTGGTAATCAGCCAGGCCCACGGCTGGCGTATCGAGAGAGCTTTCATTTTTGAATTTTCGGATTGCGTAATCAGGGTTCGTTTCGTTGTGAAGCCCGTAGATCCCCATCATCCTCGCGCAAGCGAGAAGGTTCTGAGGACTCCCAGGCATAAATTCAGTGTTCCATTTGTCGAGTAATCGAGTGCGTTCTTCTTCGGGTAGGGCTCTGATAAAGGCTCTGGCTTTTCGCCAGCAATTCGCTCTGTTCGCCCTCATGGTCTTGGAGAAGAAATCACCTTGGCGATCGATGCGGGACTGTCTCTGTTCGAGCGTCTGCTCAGGAGCCAATTCAGGGAAGAGAGGCGTCTTGTCCTTCTCCCGCTGAATGGCTCGCTTTGCAGCTGAGATGCGGCGAGGCGTCCATTCTCGCCTTTCCATCGTGATCTCGTATCGCTCCCAATAGACCTTCATCCCAACATATCGAGTTCGTCGTCGGCGCACTGGCGAGAGCAATGATCCATGTAGCAGGGCCAATAGATGAAAAGCTCTCTTCGAGATGGGTTCTTCTTCTCGACCAAGTAAGGCCAAGGGAGTCCGGCCCAAAAGGGCTTCCCACACATGCAGCATCGTTGGACTGGAAACCAAGACGGTATTCTCATCCTTCGAGCTCCTTTCTGAGTTCAGAGCTTTCGGCTTTCAGCTCACGCTGAGTCGAAGGTGGGAGATTCCAGAATGAGTTCGGAATCTTCGCCTCGGGATACTTCGCCTTCATGATCGCCTTCCAGTCGGTAGCCGGCTCTTTCTTCGAGACGGTGTTCGCCGGGGGCGGGGTATCGGGCGTCTGATCGAGCCGGATCTTCTTCGCCATCGTGAAGTTCAGTCCTTTCATGCCGTTGGCGATCGAGTAATTTATCGCGTTCACGATGTCGTCGGGATGATGCTGTTCGCACTCGGAATTGAGTTGCTGCCACATCGGAACCTCAAGCGGATCCCCGATCGTCATTCGATGATCCCACCATTTCATGAGCGCATCGAACACTTCTTGAACCGTCCGGAACTTGCATGTCGAGACACACTGCTCACGGATGGCCGTCCAATCTTTCGTCGCGTGTCTCAAGTCCTCGCGAGAAGCGGTTGGCAGTTCACCGGCCACTGAGGGAGTATCCATGTCAGGAATCTCTCGCAGCATTGCCATGAAAGCGTCCACACTCATGAATCGTTCTTGCTGAGCTTTCATCAGCTTCACGATTTGAGTGTGAGCCCTGTTCTTCGGGTTGATCGGCCAGTTGCTCTGCACTCTCACGAAGTTCGGGAGCCAGATCCAAAGCCCGTTCACGAGAACGGAATAGGTTCCATCCCCTTTAACCTGGGAGAGTTCAGCGAGCGGTTCTTTCACCGAACTGAGGCCGGTATGGAAACACCAGAGACGAAGATTCATTTCGATGAAGCCGGCATTGTCGACCGCATCGCAGAGATAATGGAAAAGCAACTTGGCTTCTACGGAGAGTTCGCAGAACCAAGGATCTTCCCATTTGCGCGTTTCGGTGTGACGGATCATTTCGTGGATAGTGCTTTGCATTCGCTGATTCTGTTGAAGTCAGATGAGACTTGCTCTCCCGTTTTCCCCCAAAGAAAACTCAGGAACTCGAGGCAGAAGAGAAGAGTTCTCGGATCTACCGTTTGATCGGCGAGCCACTGGAGGGCGGGCCGGTATCCTACTGATTGCCCCTTTTTCATTTCAGAAACCAGCTGGCGATCATTCCTCCGACGAAGCCGGCAACGCCACCCACGACAAGGGCGCGTTGCTCAGCATCTTCCAGAGTTGAGTAGAATTTAGAGAAGGTTTCGGTACCGGCATCGATCGATACGCTCAGCAACCAGAAGATCAGGCCAAGGCAGGCCACGATGAAGATGACGAGGTAGGCAACTTTCATCACTTGTAGATCTCCAATGGTTCGAGGGTTTCAGTGTGAGAAGGCCAGTGATCGTCGGCGAGGCACCGGCAATACCGCTTGAGCATGTCGAGGTATCCCTCGATGACTCCCCACTTCTCACGACGGCCGTTTCGCCCTACCTCGATGTCGGATGGCTCGAGATAGTATGACGCCACCGAAAACGGAGAGCTGTTCGACTGCACGATGAACGCGAAGTTGTCACGGGCCTCGAAGCACTCGCGGTAGCCGTCCAAGTAGAAAGCGGCCTGAATGTCGTAGCGGAGATATTTCGCCGACATGCGGAATTTGTGTTTCCGGGGATCCCGGCTCGTCTTGAAGTCGGCGAGGTATGGATCGTCGATTCCAGCGCCGTCGATGAGGCACTTCAACGGGACGGTAATACCGGTGTCTTCGTCGAAGTATTCCCACTGGCAAAACACCTGCTTGTCAGCATTCCCGAAGATGGCTTGAGCCTCGTCGTTCTCGAGAAGAACAGCCAGTGCCTTCTTCGCCATGTTGAGTTGGAAATCGTTCACGACTTCCTTCCCTGATGCCTCGGCTTCCTTCATCCAGTTCTTACACCAGTTGGAATTCCCGCTCCAAGGCTTCTTCAAATCTGGATTCGCCTTCGTTGGCGCCGGATAGGTTTTCGGGCGTAGAGTGTAGCGGTTGCTGAACTCATCGGGAGTGAGGAACATCACATCGACGAGACTCCCCCACTCGGTTGAGGGGCTTCCGTCAAAGGACTTCCCCTGTCTCCATTCCCAAGGGCAGTCACCAAAGGTAACGAGCTCTGTTCGGGACATGATGTATTCGGGGTTACCGCGGGGAATGTCAGCTCCCAATCCAAAGTATTCTTGATCTTTCATAGTAAATAAGGAGAGGCGAGATGGAGTTGAACCATCCTGATCCGTTGGGTACCCCGGATCATTCTCCCGGTCGGGTTGCAATCCCCGCCATAGCCGCTACCGGCCCGCCTCGTTTGGGTTGAAATTACTCAGCGTCGTTCTCGCGAACTTGCTCAACGACTCCCATGAAGGTATCGAAGTCCTCAAGGATGACAGTCATCTTGTCCTCGGGGATAAGCTCGATCGACTCAGGACTTCCGAAACCGAGAAGCTTCGCAGCTTCGACCGCTTCGTACGGCTCAACCTTCTCATCCACGAGCTTCTTGCGAAGCGCGGCCAGTGTCGGCTCTTCCGGATCCGCGGATTCTTCCTTTGCCGGCGTAGCTTTGGCCTCTTCTTTGGGAGGGGCCTCTTCTTTCGCTTCGGGCTTTGGAGTCGCCTCGGGTTTGGCCTCGGGCTCAGAATCGGCGGGCTTGGCCTCATCCATGGGGATCTCGTCGGCATCGGGCTCAGTTGCCCGGGTTTTCTTTTCGAGAGATTTAGCCTGGGTGGTTTTACCCTTGCCTTTCGACGGGAATCCGGATGGACGGTTCGAGTCGTCTGTCACATCGGAGACATCGGCTTGGATCGCTGCGAACTTCTCGGCATCCTCTTCGTCGTAGATTCCGCTGATACCAAAAGCGACACGGCCACACTGCATGATCGTCTTGTGACGAAGCATTCGGTGTTTCATCTTCCACGGTTCGGTGGGACGATAACACTCTTCGAGGTACTCAGTGATGACAGTCGGATAGTCGCGATCCTTCACATGAATGGTGCAGGTGCAGGAAACGAGTTCACCATCGGCATCGAAGTTGTCGACGGTTTCGAGGCCGTTGAACTTCTCCTGACGATTGATGATGTTGAGCCAGCCATCGACACCGACAACCGGAACGATGCCCCCGCCTTTTGCGGGGAAGGCATACATTTCGCGGAGAAGCGGGTTGAGTTGGTACTCGTTGGCGACGACGACGAGAGCGAGCATTTCCTCTTCGGAACGGCACTCTTTGAAAACGGTAGTTTGAAGCGTCTTGAGGAGCTTCTTCGGATCGACACTGAGGCGGCGAGCCATCACTGCGAGCGCACTCGGCTTTTGCCCTGGGGCTTGCTGAGTTGCTGGAGCTTGAGTCGGGGCCTCTTGGATTGCTGTGGTCATATTTACGGTATGGGTATTTGGATTTCTGATTGTGCGGGCCTCTCACCCGCTCGCTGGATTGCCAGTTCTTTGAGATTAGTCTTCGGAGTCTTCGCCTTGCTCTTCCTCCTGGGGTTCCTCGGCATCATCGCCGGCGTCAAGATCGAGCATCGACTGATTGCGCTCGCCTCGGACGTAGCGTTCAGCCTCGTCGATCAGATCGTCGATCGCTTCGAGAGCCTTGTCGGTGAGAACATCATCGCCCTCGGCATCTTCCGAAATGACGCCATCGGGCTTCTTCGGTGTGGAGATGTTGAAGGGAGAGTTCGAGTCGACGAGCTCTTTCTTTGCCTTGAGGATGATCTTCCGGATCCCGCTGGACTCAGTGATCGACAGGCCAGTGACCGTCATTGCATCGCCGTAGTCGGATGGGAGCTGCAGGATCTCAAGAATGTGAGGTTCGAGGCCCTGCAAGGCAGTGTTGAATTCAGGCCGCGGAGCTTCTTTCGACTCCAGCTTGAACTTGTCTTGGTCATCAGGGCGAGAAGGGTTCGCCTTCTTGTATTCGATGGTGATTTTCTCACCTGATTTCTGGATCTTTGTGATCATAGTATCTCTTCAGCAGTGTGTTGTACTTGGGTTTGGTTCATGAACTCACTGACTGAGCGAGTTCGGAATTTGATCGTCCGCGGTGTCTGTTTCACATCTGTCTTGAGAAACCGATTCGGAGTGAAAGTGTGATCGAAAAGGCTGGCAGGATTGGGGCCTACCTTCACGATGTTTGTGAAGATACCGTATCGCTGGTAAGCCCACATGATATTGATTCTGGCCTCTCCCATCTTGGTTCCGAAGCCTCCCCGCGGATTATACATCGCCGGTTTGACTTCCACCCATGACTTCACAGTCCATGTCCCATCCTCATTCGGGAAGCGGTGTGCGATGAGACGGCCCTTTGGCATTCGCCCGGAATATCGGACTCCCCCCTCCTGCATGAAGAGGCCATCGGCGAGCGGTTCATTCCACTCAAGAACGAAGTCCGGAGTGTAAATGTGCTTCTGGAAGATCGTCTGATTCTTCCGCCTCCCGTTGTCCTCGGCGAAAGGCTGAATGATGCTGTCAGAAAGGTCGAAGGGTTCAGCCCTCTCGTATCCAAGTAACACCTGGCACGCTACCAATTCCTCAGCCCACCACTGGAAATAATTCTCTTCCTTGGAATCGGTTTTCATGAGGCCATTGATTCCATGATCTTCTTCCGGATGCGATCGATCTCGGCTGTCTTCTTCATGAACTCGAGCTTTCGCTGTTCGTCCCATTTCAGAATCTCATCCTCCCCGCCGACTTGCTTCTCCCATCGCTGGAAGTTGATCGAGATGTTCTCGATAGTCATCAGTCCACCGGACTGGCGACCGGACTGCTTCTCGGAGATGTTACTCTTGATGACCTTCCCTGCATCCATCGACGCTTTGAGTTCTACGGAAGAAAGCCCCTGTTCCGTGGCCGTCTTGAGCCAGTGCCGTTGCTGAACGGTGTCATTCGGGAACTTCTTCGAGGCAACATAGTAATGCTCCGAAGTGAGCTCGCAGAACTCGTCTCGCAGACAAAAGGGAACGGCGCTGATTTGCTTCGCCCTTGAAACGTCGGCAAACTCGAACTCTTCCTGCTCAAGAGCGGAGTCGACCGAAGCCTCTCCAAACTTGTTCTTTCCGAAACCGATCACATCGGCGAGAGCCGCGTGGTAGGTCGTTTTGATCCTGCGAAGTCCGACGAGAAGGCTTCGCCATTCGTCAAAAGTCAGGTCGGTTGATATTTCAATCCCTCCCCGGGTCAGATTGATCCCGGGTATCATCTGTATCGTCTGATTCTTCATCAGACTTCCATTTTCTGTTTCTCCAGTGGTCTTCATTGGCGCTTTGTCGGTAGTTTTCACATGCGTCATCTGACTTCATGTGAGAATTGGTTGGTAGATCAAGAACTTCTTTCCAGTGTCGGACTGACTTGGAAATCGCAGCCCTTGTCACACCGATCTTTCGACCGTACGCAGCTTGTGATTTCAGACCATTGAGCGCGGCGAGGTTTGCGGCGAATGCTAATCCCCCCGCTGCGATCTTGGCGTTCGGAGCTTCGAGAAAGGTAGCGACCACAGCCTGCAGCTGATTCGACACCCTTCTCTCGACCAGTTTCGAGACCTTCTCTTCGATCATTTCCTCGAGGATCTCGGCATCGGATTCCGTGAGGCCGAATTGCTCTTCCAGCTTCTTCGTTTCCGATTCGATGATGCTCGCTGCTTCGCAACGTGACAGGTTTGATTCCGCCATGTCGCTCTCTGAGCGGTTCGACTCTACGTGGTCGTTGTCGCCGGCATTGAATCTCCGATTCGGAAGATCGACAATTCCGGCCTCCCTGAGAGTCTGTTGAGTTGACTCGTCGGAAGTGTGATAGAAGGCCCGATACAGGATAGAGATTTTCTCTTCCTTGATCTTGTCTTCGCTCCATCCCTTCTCTCGAAGCGCTGCTACACGTTGTTCGATTGAGGGCCAGTCCAGGTCGTTGTCGGCGAGTCGTTCCTGCGACTCTGCCGGCAACGTACGGAACCATTCTGGGTACGTGGCGTACGTGAAATCCATTTATGGCCGTCATACTACCCCCTTTCCTGTCGAAATATCTAACTTTTTTTGAATCTCCAGATCCATTGAAGAAGTCTCAGTGCCTTCCGGAATCTTTGCGAACACCTCAGCGTAGTCCGATCGTAGGACAGAAATCTGGAAAACGACGGCGCCATGAGCTTCCATGATCGAGGCCAGTTCGAGATGATCGCCCTCGTTGCAGTAGCGCGAAATCACTGTCTTTGATCGTGAGAACTGGCGGAAAACAGCCTCTTTCGCGAGAGTCGCGAGAGGAACCGTGCCTCGCTCATTGCTGATGCGCTCAAGAGTTTTGCGGACATCTTCGCCGCGCAGCATGATGGGAGTACTCATTCTTCGTCGACTCGGGTTGCACAGTAGATCCCGTTGAACCAAGCGATCTCAGTGATTCGATGCGCGAACTCTTCCATGTCCTCATTCTCTTTCGGGGCCATCGCTGAACCCTCGTTGTCCCACCAAGTTTGATAGTCCTGTTTGGCCTGATAGACGGCGGAATTATCCCGACGCTTCTTCGACCATTTGAACGTCTGCTTGATGAACTGGTAGATTGCGATCCCCCAAATGAACGGGCCAGCGATGATCATGACGATCAGGTGAACCCAAACCCAACGGCGAATGTGCTTCGCGATCAGGAAGTAGATCAGGAATCCGGCGAATGACCAGATGGTGAAGAGGGGGTAGTCCCGGGCGTGTTCGATGTGAAAGCGGATGGTTTCTTCCAAGTGCATAGTGGTTTTCCGTTGATGTAGGCGTGGTAGTTTTGGCACACTCCCATTTCTTTGAGAACGTGGCCGTTGCATTCAGGGCAACGCTCGGTTTCGCCGGCGCGTTGGCTTTTCCAGTTCCCGCTCATTCGAGCATGAGCGGTGCACTCCCTTTTGCTTCGAGCATGGGAATGATTTGGGATCCAACGGTCTGGCCGTTGGCAGAGATGATGTGAGCAAGGAACTCCTGTTCAAAGGTGACGATCCCGCACTCAACGGCTTCGAGCTTGGCCTTGATCACGAGATAGAGGGCTCTCCATCGCTGGCGTCCAGCCTGTTCCCATGCCTGATGTTGAGCATCGGCCGTTCTTCGGTTCCCGCGGGAGGGAGTGTGAGTGAACTCGCGATCGTTCTTGTCCGGCATCGGAAGAACGAACTTCACGGACTTGTTTCTGACCTCGAACGCGATCATCGCATTCTCGTCATCCCATCCGGACATGAACTTTGAGGCACCGTATTTGAGTAGGCAGTCCTCGATTTCTGCTTTCGATTTTGCGATCGAAACCGACGTGTCTTTTGCGTATTGGCCCATAACTTAGATTGAGAATATTTCACCCAGGAGCGTAGCGGAGTTGAATCCCTCACGGATTCCCTGCTTCTCCATCTGCTTCCACATTCCTCGATCGACAGCCCACCAAGCCGTGCGCTGGTGTTCGTGTTCTGCTTTCGGATCTCGGGCGTAGATGATGGGAGCGCCCTCACGGGTCTTGCCCCACTTCGCCTCGAGTCCGCTCTCTCTGAGTGTTCCCACTCGGTATTGGAGCGCCATCGAATCAGTCGGATGAGCCGGCGAGAGCTACGCCAGCGACGATGAAACAGGCGATGGCGAGTCCGATGAGAGCTACGCCTTCTGGAAGGTTGAACCGGTTCTGAACGACAAGTTCGTCCGGTGTGGATGGATCGTCGTTCTCGACGAGAAAGATGTCAGTCTTCATTGCTTTGTGAGTTTGATTTGAGAAAAAGGGAGATTGCGTATCCCTGAGATGACTAAGCTATCACAGAGATAGCAATATTCAACATCTATTTCACATTTTTTTTCATGAGTGATTCTACATCAGAACCGATTTCCCTGTCACTGAGTCGATTGAACCGGCCCCAAAGGGTTTTCGGGATCCGGCAGTAGAGCGAGAGTCGCTGTTCGATCGCCAGCTTCCAGAATCCATCGAGAACACCGGAGGCCCGATCGAGCCAGTTGAGATGAGCGTCGGCAGAGTGCTTCGCGGAGATGCGAAATCCCTTCCCCTTCCCTCGCCGGCTCGGATGGTGAATCTTCTCGATGAGTCGAATGTAGGACATGAGGGCCGCTGCGAGTTGATCCTCGCGGGAAGCATGAGGGCACTCGAAGAAAGTGTCGGCGATGCTGTTGATCCAGCGATCGTTCCAAGTGAGAAGCGATTCCGTGTGTGATTCGGTAAGATCAACGAACTGATCGTATTCGCTCGCAGTCAGGCCCCGGCGTCGGGAGGCGAGTATCAGGAAGAGAACTTCATGCTCCCAGGTCGAAAGTGCTTCGAGCGGCCGCCCGTCCTCGTAGTGCTTTTTGATTCGGGCGATTTCTTCGTCGGGATTCATGATTTCCTTACGTAAGGAGAATGTGCACAAAAAAGCCCATCTCAACGAGCGTCAAGATGGGCTTCTGAAATTGGTTAGGTGAATCAAACTGGCTGAACACCGTCCATCGAACGGCACTTCGGACAATAGGTGGGAGCGTCGTAGTGAGGATCATAGATCAGATCCTCCTGCTTGCCTTCCCATCCACACCGACACTTCACTTCGGAACCATCCCGCGACTCGGGGGAGGGAACCTCGGACTCATCGCTTCCGGGAGAGCTGGAATCCTCAGCCCCGGGCGTCGGTGAAACAGATGGGCTCGAGGGACTGGACTCTTCGAGCTGAGTCACACCCTTCTTCTCTTCGAGAGGCGGCTTAGTCTCATCCGGATCCAGCTGAGTAGTCGCTGGAGTCTCGACGGGAGGATCGGCCGGGGGAGTGCTTTCCCCTCCGCTTCCGCTCGTGTCCCACCCATCGCCGCTTGGAGCTGGCGTCGAAGGACTCGACTCTGGTTTCTCTGTTCCGGGCTTATCGGCTTGCTTGGGTGCAGCCGGTGTCGTGGACTTCTTTGGTCTGGCCATGATGATTTATCGCTGAATTCAGGCTTTCCGTCAATCTCTACCGTGAAGCTGCCATCGCTGCGTGACTTGACTACTTTTCCGAGAACGGTTCCATTTTCGTCCGCTTGTTTGAGGTGTCCCATGCCACCCATGGTGACCATCATCCCCGCTTTGATCGCCATCTTCTCGACCTCCTGTTGTTCCTCGATGGAACGTCTAATCAATTTGCCGGCATGAAATCCCCCTCCCAATGCAGCGGAGAGGCTTGCCAATCCAGCCATCGTGTTCCCCGCTTGAGAAGCTTTCTGAGCAACGGTTCGAGCTGAGGCACCTCCAGCGCCGGGTAGCCACACATGGCGAGGCTTGAGTTTTCTCGATACGGCACATGCAACGGCGACAACCTTCTCTTCGCTCTCATCAGCCAATATGACTGTTGGGTCACGTCGCATGACTGAAAGGCCATTCTCGCCAACAATCTGTTCCCCAAGCTTCTCGATGACGAACACTCGTCGAAGCGTGTCCGATGGCAGATAGGATCGAAGTTTGAACGTCGTCGAATCATCCCAGGCAATGTAGTGATCGGCAAAGTCGAACCGAATGGCGGGATTCTTGAACATGCCTCGGGAAGCGTCCCGCTCGTAGCCACACCGTTTCAGTGCATCGATCGATTTGTCAGAGTATGTCTGTCCAGTCTCCATTTCTTCGTTGGTAGTAGGTTCGAGTGTGATAGAAAACGCTCGGATCTCGAGACGGTACTCGATCGCAGTGATGATCAGCGAGCCAAATGTCGTCGTTCTTCGGTCGGAAGTTCCCTTGGCTGTAAAATGCGAACCGATTGCCAGTTCGAGTGTAGAGGTATTTGTGATCGGTCTCGGGTGTCGGAGAGAGTTCGCTTCCTGAGACCATGAACAGGCTCGTGAGCTCGTTTTTGAAGAAACCGACTGAATTTTCATCGGGCGTCAGAATGATGATCTCAGTAGATCGGGCCAGTCCGTTGAGGAGATAAGCCTGCAAGAGCATCTGCACGGTTTTCCCGGTTCGAGGCGATGTGTCCTTCGCATCCCATCGAGGCTTGATTCCACGAACGAGGGCAGAAGCGTAGGCAACGGCCTCATTCTCATCGCCGGTCTTGAGGATGGTCTTGGCATCACGCACGGCAGGCCGGCCATACTCCTGCATGAAGAACTTGAACACGAAATAGACGCTCCTGTCGTCTTTCGCGTAGGTGGCATACCCGTTCTCAATTTGAATGAGGGCCTTGGGCGAGTAGAACCTCATCACGGCAAAGCTCGGTTGATCAGGCATGGAGACGAACATCATCATCTGCCTGTTGTGACGGTCGACTCGGAAGCCCCGCTTCCGGAGCTTCAATTCAGACAGGCCCTCGATCGGGATCAGCATGTCTTTCATCGGCTCGCCTCCCTTCCCTTGAGCCAATCCTCGGCAGCATTTCCCCAGGCTGCAGTATTCGCGAGCGAGTGATCATGGAACACGAAACCGGTTGAGAGAAGGCCCTGATTGGGAGGCTGTTTGAAGGCGATAACCGCTTCCTTGTGCCCGAATGAATCATCCTCGTTCGTGATCAGGACGATCGTGTTCCCGTTCTCGACGTAGACGATCTCGTTGAGTTCGCAGAGCTGCTTGAATAGATCCATCGAAGCCCTTCTGCAGCTATCCGACGTCACCTCGATATTGAGCCAGTGTTCCTTCGGAACGAAGAACCTCATCAGGAACGCTTTCATGCACATTCTCGTCGTTCTTCCCGATTGCTTATCGTTCCACGAAGCCGGGATATATTGGCGCTCCACACGAGGCCGCAAATAGGCCGCTGTGAGCATGAAAACCTCGTCGAAATCGAATCCGTGAAAGACGACTTTGGGCTCGCCTTTTTTGCTCTTTCCCTGTGTCACGACGTAGGCCGTCTCATAGTCGCCTCTGTCATTGCTTTGAATCGTGACACTGGAGAAAACCAGCACTGATTCAGGCGCTACATAGGCCAGCGCATGAGCGATGTCGTTCTTGTCGAATATGAAGCCGATTTCGATCAGCTGTTTGCGATGAACTGCGGCTAATGGCGCCCAGGGCGTTTGCCGATTGCCCGGAGTATCGTCGTGATAAACGTAAAAGGGGATTTCCATGTGAATGAGGTTGATCCTCCCCCTTCATCAGCTTCCGCTTTGCGTCGTTGCTCATGCTCAGACTGCGCATCATGGGCTCTTGTGAGCCAAGATCGCTCATTGAGTCGCTTGCGACGATTGGGCTTCATGTGAGAGAGAAGAATTTCGATTGCGTACTTAGAAGGTACGAAGTCACCCGTACCCTCTCTGTACAATACATCTCCCTTGTAGCTGTGAGATTGTCAAGAAAAAGAGCGATTTACCTGTACTATGACTATACAGTACTATACTAGAGCCCCATTGAGGGGCCTATAATCCCCCTTTTAACCTCCATTCATGGGGCATCTAAGGGGCTTTGAAGGGGCTTAAACATAAAACGGCGATTTGACCGTTTCTCAGATCGTGATATATGTGCTCTCTGCAACGCATCAGGCTCCACTCTCACGCATGGCTATTTCTCGACTTTTGAGCAAAAGGAAATCAGGCTCTAAGCCCTCTCAAGCTCGTACAGGCTCAAGGGCAGTACAAGGAAATCGAACCCACCGCCGTGGACAAGGAATCTATTCCAGCGTCCACCACGAAAGATCTCTCCCTCCTTT